GGTCCATTCGACGAAGGGGTGTCCTGTTCATAGCACGGGTCGCCTCTCAGCGTGAGCCGTTTTCCCGCGCTGTCAGCGGCCGTCGATGGCGGAATCCTGGCCGACCCGGCAGGTTTCGCGTGTGCAATCGGCAAGCTGTCACCTGACAGGACTGACCCGGGGCACACCTGCGCGCGAAAGCACGCCCGAGCTGGCCGGTAGCCAGGGAAGCGCTGACGGGTCGCTGAAACAACCCGGTGAAGAGGGATAGCTGCATGCCGATCAAGATCAAAGATGCCGATGGGAACGACGTAGAGATTCTCACGGCAGCCGAAAACACCGAGATGATTACCGGTGCGGTCAAGTCCAACTTGGACAAGGCCACCAAGAAACTCTCGGCGGATCTGACCACTTCTCTCTCGGAAGCGATGGGCAAAACGCTCACCGAGTACGAGACGAAGCGGGCTGAAGAAGCGGCGGCGGCTGAAGAGGCGCGCAAGGCGGCTGGCAGCGAAGGCGCCCCGAACAAGGCGGCGGCCACTCAGGACATCGAGAACTCGCCGGCGTTTCGCACGATGCAGAAGAAGCTCGACGCAGCGCTGAAGGCGCAAGCCGAGTCGGATGCGAAGGCGAAAGCCGAAGCCGCGAAGGCCAAAGACACGAGCCTGCGCCAGCGCATCTCGGAAGAACTCGACAAGAGCGGGTTCGATCCGAAAGCGCGTCACCTCGCCCTCAGTCATCTCGTCGATGGCGCCAAGATCGCTCGTTACTCGGACGACGGCGAAACCATCGTGTTTCGCAACACGGACGGAAGCGACGTGGACCTGCCCACGGGTCTCAAGAGCTTCGCTCAGACCGACGACGGAAAACGTTTCATGCCGCCGAGCGGTGCATCGGGCACCGGAGATCGCTCGCGGTTCACGCTTCCCACCCAAAACAAGACTGGGAAAGTCGACTCGAATGAGCTTGGTCGCATGGCCATGTCCCTCATCGAAGGCGTCCCCGTCAATACCGGGTGAGCGGCAGCAAAAACCCCCTCTCCGGGGCCTCTAGGTAAAGAAAATGACTGCTGAAAATCTGTCTGGTATCTCCGGAGCGTTGGCGCAAACGATGGCGCCGCAGCTGACCCGCAACTGGAATCGCCAGGCGGTGTTCCTGCAAAACATCGACATCACGACCGCTGGCGGGGCAGGAGCCGGCCAGAACGTGAGCTGGGACGTGGAGTTCAGCACGTCGGGAGCGACCGCGGCGACCTTCACCGAAGGCGCGGACGTGACGACCTACTCGCAGGATCCGGTCACGAAGGCCTTGCTCAACTGGGGCATGTACCAGTCGAGCTTCCAGCTGTCGAATCTCGAGATCAACGCGGCGGCTGCCAACATCGGCAACGCCACGGCGCTCGGCGACATGATCGGTGAGCGCTTCCTCGGTGCCATCACGGCGATCACCGACAAGATGGAGCAAGACTCCTTCACCGGCAGCGCCTCTCCGTCGCTCGTCGGTTTGAACACCGCGATCTCGGCGTCGGGCTCCTACGCTGGCGTAGCCGTGGCGACCTACTCCGAGTGGGCCGGCAACGTGCAAGCGAACGGCGGGACGCCCCAAGCGCTGACTCTGGCGCAGCTGGCCACGGCCGAAGCGCTCGCGTTCACGGCGTCCGGCATGGAGCCGGACTTCCTGATGACGACTCCGCTCATCTACTCGAAGTACGAGGCGCTGTTCAACGCGACCGTGCGCACCGTGACCGATGGGCAACGTCCGATCCCGCAGTTCCAGGGCTCGGCGGGGCGCCTCTACTGGCGCGGCAAGCCGATCATCCGCAACCGGCGCTGCCCGGCCGGAAAGATCTACATGATGAACTCGAGCGCGGTCGAGCTCGTCGTGCTGCCCTGGGCGAACGTTCCGGACGGCGTGATGACGGTGACCAAGAATGCCATCTCCAGCAATGGCGATGGGACCGACACGGTGAAAATCCCGTTCAAGGTCTACCCGCTCGCGCGCACCGGCTCGGCCGTGAAGTTCGCGGTCGAAGTCTACGCGCAGCTGAAGGTCCGGCGCCCGAACGCGCACGTGATCATCAGCGACGTTCAAGAGACCTGATCCAATCCTGGCACCTGCCAGGTATTCGCGGGACCGCGGGCAGTGGCTTTGGCTGCTGCCCGCCCCGCACAACCAAACAAAAGGCCGAGGGAAAAGTCACATGCTCTATCCGCAACCGCAAGCCGCCCGCAAGTACACGCAGACCCGCTGGAAGAACGAGAACTCGTTCCCGCAAACGGTCGTGCTCGACGGCGAAGAGTACACGTGGGCGCCCGGCGAGGAGCTCGTGGTCTCCTCGAAGTACGACAACGCGATCCAAACGGTGCAGGGGGCTGTCGCGCAGAAAGACGGCACCTTCACCGGTGGGTCGATCGTTGGCGGTCTCGCTCCGCGCCTGACCAAGGTGTCGGTCGAGCCAGCTGCGCGCGCTGTGCTCCACGAGTCGCTCGACCCCGATCTGCAAGCGCGCCGCGCGGCGGAAGCTGCCGCGATCGTTGCTCAGAAGGAAGTCGAGACCGCGCACACGAACGCGATCATCGCGCAATCCAAGGTCGACAAGGCGAAGCCCGCCGAGGCCGCGAAGTCCAAGTAACCCAGCGCGCCCGCGTGGCGTGCCTCGCATTCAACCGCTCCAGGAGACGAAGTCATGACGGTCAAAATCCCCAGAGGTCACAACCAAAAAGCGATTTCGCTGTTCGTGACTGAAATCAATCGTCTCCGCGTTGCGGCGGTGTCCACGAACGTGCACGCGGCAAAGGCTCAGTCCGTGTCCTTCGACTCGGAGCCAGCAACCGTCGCTGCGTTGGCCGTCACGGCCGCGAACGCCACCGACCTGGCAACGTCGCTCGTGCTCGGAAACCAGATCATCGGCTTCTACATCCGACACTTCGCCGACGATGTGATGCACAAGGCGGCCGACGCCACCTCACTGCCGGCCGATGGCGCCTGCGTGGACCTGGCGACCTCCATCACCGCGATGACGCTGCTCAAGGCCACGCACGCGACCCACATCGCGAGCACGACCGTCCACTACACGGCGGACGCGACCAATACGCTCCTCACGGCCACGCCGACCGACCAGGGCACGCTCAACACGTTCCTGAACGCGGCCAAGACGGCGATCAACGCGCACTCGGCGGCTGGTCTCGCCGGGTACGGCTTCAAGCTCGACAGCCCCTGACCCGCGCCTCCCGAAAGCTTCGCGGGCTGGGTGAACCGCGGTTTGGCCCCCTCCCTTTTCCGCGAAGTAGCCCAGCTCTCGATTACTCCGAACCGACCGACACCCGATGGCCTTTACCGAAGCAGACCGCGCCCAAATCCGACAGTACGTCGGCTGGACTGCGATCTTTCAGCAGGCCCAGCCGCTGCTCGAGAGCGCGATCACCACGCTCCAAGCGAGGGCTGACGGGGGCAACATGGTCGACAACTCGACCGAGTTGCTGGTGAAGGGCCTGATTGTCCAACTCCAAGCGGTCGACGCGAAGCTCTCTCAGATCGACTGTCTCGGGACCAATCAGGTCGGCAATATCCAACAGGACAACATCCGCGCTCGGATGGTCGTTCAGCAGTACGGCCGCATGCTCGTCGGGCGCCTGTGCACGGTGCTCTCGCTCGAAGGCCCGATCTCCGACTGCTTCAGCTCGCTGCCGTCCGGTCCACCGCGCCTTGGTTTCGCTTTGGGGGCCTCGTGAGCACGACCGGGACGATCGCGGCGAACGTCAAGCCGCCGCGCGCTGCCGTGGTCGGGCAGACGACGGTGAGCGCCTGCCTCGACTCGATTCGGGGCTGTGCGGATCAGGCTCGAAAATGCGTCGAGTGGGCGCGCGCAAGCCAGGTCACGATCCGCACGCGCGTGTGGTCGGGTGGCCGCCTCGGGGTCGGGACTCCAACGGACACCGATCTGGTCATGCCGCGCCGCTGGCCGGTGAAGCAGCTGTCCCAGCGCGAAGTAGCCGGGAGCGGCGGCAAGTACAACGATGGGGACATCCGGGTCTCCGACATCTCGCCGGCCTACGTCTCGCATGGTGGTGGCGGGTTTTCGCCCCAGCAACTCGATCCGTCGATGCTGTTCCCGAAGCCCTGCAACGACACCGAGATCCTCTACCTGCTCGATGGCGATCAGACGGGCATCTTCTCGCTCGCCTCGCTCGACACGAGCTCAGACCCCACGGCGTGGTCGATGGTCCTCCGCAACACGAGGCTTTCCCCGTGAGCCAGGAGCTTTCCCATGAGCATGGGCGGCACGTTTCGGAACGCTCTGAGCTTCGAGAAGAAGTTCCGTGCGGACATGAAGCACCTCACCAAGAAGCTCGACGGCGCGCTCCACAAGGCCGCCGAACGAGCTGCGGACCAAGCGCGCGAGCGAGCTCCGAAAGGCGCCACGCTCCAGCTCGCCGAGGGCATCCAAGCGATCGGGCTCCGCGTCGTCTCGACAGCGCCCTACTCGCTGGCGGTGGAGCTTGGCTCGCGCCCGCACATGCCGCCGGTCGAGCCGATTCTGGCCTGGGTGCTCTACAAGGGCTTCGTTGGGGTCGGGTCGAACGGGAAGCCGCAGTCGCCCGAAAGCGTGGCTTGGGCGATCGCCATGAAGATCAAGGCCGAGGGCACGAAGCCCACCTTCTTTATGCGCGGAACGATTCCGGCCACCCTGCGCTTCGTGGGCGCCGAGATCGGCTACGCGCTGGCGACGGTCTGACGGCCGCCGATTCCTGTCACCTGCCAGCATCAGCGCACCGAGGTGTCCCGTGCGGGTGAGCGTTCAGCAGGCCGCGCAGACGGCCCTGCAGGTCTACCTGCAAGCGCAGTTCGACGCCTATTTCGGCGGCGCGCCAGTCGATCCGGACGACCCGCCGAACCCCGAGCGCTGCGTCGTGTCCGATCGCTGGCCGGAGCCGGACTCGGGCCTGCCGAAGCGTGCCGTCTCGATCATCGAGGCGGGGCAGCGCGAGGACACCTGGGTCCAGGAGCAGGACATCGCGGTGGTGATGCAGCCTGACAACGTCACCGGGCTCTACACATTCCGCGTCGCCGCCTGCAGGCAACCGCTCCAGCTCGACGTGTGGGCCGATTACAACGCCCAGCGCGACGAGCTCGTGGCGCTGCTCGACGACTTCCTGCACAAGGGCGAGCGCTTCACGCTGAACCAGCCGAACGGCAACCCCGTGCGGGATGGCGTCTTGCTCGCGCTCGATCCGACGAGTGGCTACTCCGGCTTCTGCGACTTCACGTTCGACGGCCCGCGGAAGCTCGACACGAACGCCTCCCCGCGCGTGCGCGAATACCGCTCGAGCTCTGCTGGCTTCTGCGACGTGGACCTCACGGTCCAAGCGCTGACCCCGAAGCTTGCCCGAGTGCTGATGACGATGGCGCTGAGCTCCACGCTAGATCCGAACGCATCGCCTCCGCCTCCGGTGGACCTGACTCTCACGCTGACCTCTCCGAGCGGCTCTTTCGCCGTTGTCGGGACCTGAAGGGAACACGACCATGGGCGTTTTCATTACGAGCCGATCTGCAGCGACCCGCCACGCGGTTTACGCCGAAGAGCGGCAACCGCCGGCATCGATCCAGGCGACCGGTACCGGCGTGGTCGGACTCATCGGCCAGTTCCCCTGGGGACCGGCCGGCAGCGTCATTCAGCCGACCGACGACGGTGATCGCGGTCTCACGCTCGCCCCGCCCGGCATGTCGCGCACCGGATCTGGCTGGCTCGCCACGCTGCACAAGGGCTGGCCCGACCTGCGCTTCGTGCGCGTGGTCGGCTCGGCTGCAGTCGCGGCCGCGGTCAACCTGACGCAAGGCGGGACGCCCATCTGCTCGGTCCCTGGCAAGTACGTCGGTGCGGCCGGCAACTCGATTCAGTGCGTCGTCTCCAATGCAGACGACGGCGACGCGACCCACTTCAACCTGACCGTGACCGTCGCCGGCGCGTCGGGCACGACCAGTGACCAGTATTCGAACATGAACTACTCGGGCGCGGGCACGCAGTCGCTCCCGATTCAGGTCGGCCCGCGCCTCGCTGGCCCCATCGTCGCTCTGGCCAATGGCCGCCCCGACAACGGCACCTACAACATGAGCGGCGGCTCCGACGGGACCATCAACTCGGCCCGGTACACCGGCACCCCGGGCAACGGTGACTTCGGCGTGGCCCTGTTCGAAAACGATCTCGAGATCCGCGCTGTCCTCTCGGATGATCCTGGCAACACCTCGCGCGTGGCCGTGAACGCTGCGCTCCAGGCCCACGCGATCCTGATGGGCGACCGCCTAGCCGTACTGAACGGCGACTCGGGCCTCTCAGTTTCCGCGGTCATCGCCGCGGCCGCCGTGAACCGCTCGGGCCGCGTGTGCTGGGCGGACTGCTGGACTTACATCTTCGACGACACCGACGGCACGGAGCGCCTCGTCCCACCGGCGCCGTGGCTCGCCAGCGTGATCGCGCGGAGCTCGCCCTCGACGAGCCCCGCCTGGAAGGACTCGACCCGCGTGGAGATGCTCGCAGGCATCAACCGGCTCGAGACGCCCCGCGGCCAGGCTGCTGGCTCGCTGACTGCAAACGGCATCTGCACGCTGAACCAGGAGATCACGGGCGGCTTCACCTTCGAGGCCGGCGTGCTCACGGTTGCGCCCGCAGACCCGACGAAGAAGCGGATCACCCGCACGCGGATCGGCGACTACATCGCGACCAGCGTGACGCGCTCGCTCCGGAGCTCGGTCGACGCCCCGAACGTGCCCCTGAACCAGCAGAACATCGTGCAAGCGGTGGTCGGGTTCATGGAGACGCTGAAGGGCAACGCGAGCACGGACCCGAACAATCTGCCGCACGTGCTCGACTATGCGATCGGCAGCCTCGCGGCCGCGAACCCCGCATCCGACCTCGCCAACGGCGACTTCACCATTCCACTCAACGTGAAGACCAGCGCCGGCATGGAGCGGATCTTCTTGAGCATGCAATTCGGCGAGAACGTCACGATCACCTCCTCGTGATTGCTGACACCTGAAAGGATTTGACCGATGGCGAACTTCTGGAAAGGCAAAGATGCCAAGCTGCTCATCTCGTTCCGAGAGTCGAAGCTGATCATCAATCACTCGGACTTCGAGGTGACTCGAAAGGGTGAGGCGGTGGCGGATGGCGTGTGCGGTGAGGACCGCGACCGGCTCGACTTCGTGACCACGCACTTCGACGTGTCGATCGGCGCCTGGCAGGAAGATCTGAAGGCGATCGTGGCGTTCGTGGACGAGCAGAAGGCGAAGGACCTCCGCGAGATCCCGAAGCAGAGCTCGATCGGGATTCTGATCTTTCCCGAGAACCTCACCACGGCCGCCTTCCAATGCCGCGAGTACACGCTCGACGAGTGGAAGATGGGATGGGGCGGCCGGAAGGAGCGGAACAAGCTCACGATGCCGGGCCGGTGTCGCTACTTCGACGTGCTGCCGACGATCTGATTCACGCGCGCGGGGCCGTCTCGCGCGCCGCTACGTCACGAAAAAGGAAGAGGGAAACGCCGATGGATATCCAGAAAAAGCAGCTGCATTTGGCATCGAAGGTCTTCGTGCCCGCCGTCCCCGCCACGCCGGCGAAGGACGGGAAACCGGCCACGCCCGAGGTCAAGGCCCACACGGTCGAGCTTCACGGCTACTCGAACAGAGCTGTGCGCTATCGCATTCTTACCACCGATCAGATGAATGCGATCGCGCGGGAGGCGGCGGTGCGCGCAGGCGAGAGCGCGACCGGGCGCGACATCTACATGCTGCAGCTCATGATCTCGCTGTACACCATGGTGCTGGAAGTTTCGGAACCGACCGACGACCCGCAAAGTCTGAAAGAAAAGCAGTGGCACAAGACGGTTGCGACCGACTTCGAGGTCACTGGCAGCGCCCTCGGCTGGTCCACGCTCTTCACGCCCAAAGACACGGCGTTGCTTCAGACCATCTATCGCCGCTGGCATGAAGTGCCACCCAATGAGCTCGAGATGCTCGTGGGAAAAGAAGTCCCGCTCGCAGCCGAGGCCTAAGCGCCGCGCACTGGGAAAGGGAATTCGATAAATGGCGGATGGTCGCATACCTCTGTCGATACGGTAACCAAGACGCTCATCGGCTGCTCGGGGTCAAGCGCCTTACTCCCGATCAGATGTTCATTCTAGCCACCCACATTGGTCACTTGCTTGAGGCGGAGGTCGAGCCCTTAGCCGGCGACGAAGGCTCACAGGCGGGTGACGAATGAACCACAAGACGCTTCCAAGCCCTGGGCTGCCTGAGCGCGATGAACTGCTCAGTCGTCAAGCCGAAGCGAGCGATGATGTCTTTCGGTGCCTCACCGGCGGCCGCGCGGCTCTTAATCTCCAGCACTATTTCTGGGGTGAGCCTGGCCCGTCTTTTCGACGGGTCGATCGGGCGGTATCGGCCTTTCGCCATCATGTCGGCGGTATTGTCAGCAGGCGTGCCTTCGAACAAGTGGTCATGTCGGGCGCAGCCGATCAGGCCGCCGTCGCATTTGTGGAGCATCCACATGTCGGGCCAGCGGCCGTATTCCAAAAACCAAGCGACCTTGGTGATGTAGATGGTTCGGCCAGCGATGTTCATCTTCGGATACCTGCCGAGTGCACCGGAGCGCAACCGCCAGACCCAGCAGTGACCCAGTTCGGGATTGTCTGCGGGAAGAGGCCCGTTCTTGTCGAGGTGCGACCAGAACCTTCTGGCGATGCTATCGGGATCTTCCGCATGGGATCGCTTGTAGGAGGATTGACAGGCTCGCGAGCAGAATTGCCCGCGCCCCTGAATTCTAGCCTGCGATGCTACGAGCCGGATTTCTGCGCCGCAATCCCTGCAATGGGGTATGGTCAACTCGCTCATTGGAACCTCCATTCCTTTGGGTCAGGCCTCGGACACGTTGCGGTGTCACGGGGCCTTCCTAGTTTAGCATCCTGTCAGGTGCCAGGATAGCGCTGTGGACCAGATCTACCGGCTTTCTGACGTGCTGGCCCCTGCGGTCGACGCACTGCTCGGGGATCTGACCGGCGCGCGCCGCTCCGCTCGCGAACGTTACGCGCAGAGCGGGCCACTCGGCGGGAGGTGGGGCGATGTGATCCGTGGCTGGCGCGGCCAGGCCGAGGTCATCCGCGCTCGCCTGACCAAAGATGTGATGGCGACGCGGCTCGACCGCTGCGGCGGGCAGGAGCTGAAAGACCTCGCCCACAGCGAGTACTTCGCGGAGATCCCGAACGAGCCGCGCAAGGCGCTCGGGGAGATTATCTTCGTGCGCTCAGTCACGAACACTGAGCCGTCGTCGATCGGGAACTTCACCGCGGGCGTGATCCCGCAAGGGACGACGTTCAAGCGCCAGGGCGACCCGTTGTTCGTCGTCCCCTATCAAGCCGCAGAGTACGTGAGCCTCCAGGCCGTTGCGTGCGGGACAGACGACGATCCTGGAGAAGCGCCGATCGATCTAGGCGGCGGCAATTGGCAGCACCTCCAAACCGTGATCGTCGATGTCGAGGCGACGCGCGAGGGGCCACACGCCAACGTCCCGCGGTTTCTGGATTTGGCACTCCCACCCGTGCCAACGGTCCAGGGAAAGCTTTTCGACCCGCTGCTGGTGGTGCAGTCGATATCCGCTGCAGGCGGCACCCTTGGTGTCATCGATGACCAGATTCGGGCGCTCGCGCGAGCCATGGCGCTTGGCTCGAATGGCCCGACCGAAACGGCCGCGGTGGCCGGTGCGCTCACGAACACCGGAGCTCACCATGCGGTGTACGTGCGGGACCCGGTGACGGCCACCGATGTGCTCTATGTCGCCGATGAATCGTGGTCCGGGTCGGAGCGATATTTCTCCGAGCTCACACGCACGCTCTACGACTACCCGTGGATTGGCTGGGGCTGTCGAATCGCGCTGAAGAGCGTCCAGAACCGAAGCGCGGTGGTGCGCCCGTCGATTCTGCTCCGCGATCCGAAGGATTTGTTCGCGGCATCGGAGATCACGGCGCAGGTGGAGACAGCTTTACGCGCATTCTTCGACGATCGTCCTGATTTCTACACGTGGACTCTGAACGCGATCGGCGCCGTGGTCGGCGGGGCTGACTCGAGGATCCTCGCCTGCACAGCCGTGGGGGTGTTTCGCCTGGATGGGGTGCTGATTGCTGCCGTGGACGAGTTCGGCGTCATCACTGGCGTAGAGCCGCCAGCGTTCCCCACGGCGAGCGTGGCGCCGCACTACATGTTCTTCGGCGTGACTCCCACCTACCAACTCCCGGGGGGCTGACATGTCAGAAGCAGCTGCCAGATATGATGTGGAGGTCGGCCTCAAGAAGGTCGGCGACGGCTGGGACGACCTGAGCGCAGGCGTGGGCAAGTTCACCGGTATGCTCGACGCGGCGGCGGGCAAGCTCGGGAACCTCGCGAAGTACGCGGTGGTCGGGCTTGGGGCGGGCGCGTTCGCCGCGGCGACGTACGGGGTAACCAAGCTCGGCGCTGAGGCTGAGTCGGCCGCGATCAGCATCGGGACGATCTTCAGCGTCAACGGCCTCGCTGCGAACGTCCCCGCCGGCATTACGATGGCGCAGGACCAGATCGCCAAGATGCGCAAAGACGCGCAGGCGCTGCCGGGCGAGTTCGAAGACCTGCAAAAGATCTTCATGACGACGGCGATCCCGCAGTTTCAGGCGGGCGCGAGCGCGGACCAAGCGCGGAAGCTTTCCGCCCAGATCATGGCGGCCGGCGCTGTGATGGGCCTGCAGAGCGACATGACGGCGCGCGAGTCCGCGATGCTGCTGTCTGGGCGCGCGGGCGCGCACAACGTCTTTGGGACGCGACTCGGGTTCGCTGGGGCGAAGGCCAAAGAGCTGAACGCTGCATCGCCAGAGAAGCGACTCGCGATGGTCTCGGCCGAGACGAACAAGTACGCCGGCGCGATCGACATCTTCGCCCATAGCTACGAAGGATTGAGCTCGACCCTGATCGACAACCTGAAGAACTTCGGGCGTCTCGCGAGCGCGCCGCTGTTCGAGTCGGTGAAGGAGACTCTCGGCGACATCAACGAATGGTTCAACGCGAACCAAGACGACGTGAATCGTTTTGCGGCTCACCTCGGAATTGGCGTGAAGGAAGCCTTCGAGTGGGGAAAGAAGGAGATCCAGGAATGGTATCCAATCGTCGAGAACTTCGTAGAAGTCGCTTGGCAACGGATGAGCGCCTTCTGGGATGAGGTGAAGCCGAGCGTGATGGCGTTCGGGCAGGCCTTCAAGGAGGCGCTGCAAGATCCGAACGGCACGATCGATAAGCTGCACGATCTGTTCGTGCTCTACGCTGCGGTGAAGGGCGTGAGTCTTGCGGCGGGGCTCGCTGGCGCAGCGGCGCCGATTGCGGGCGCAGTGGGCCAGGGCGTGGCCTGGATGGCTGGCGGCGGCGTCGCGACGGGCGCCGCGGCCGCCGGAGCAGGCGTCGCTGAGGGCACGGCGCTCGGGGCTGGTGGCGTCGCGCTGGGCGGGAGCGCGGCGGTGGTTGGCGCTACGGTCCTGGCGGCAGTTGCCGCGTGGGGCGTTGCCGCATACGAGGCCGCAGAGCTCTACAAGGAGATCGACAACGAAGCGTTGATGGACGCGCAGGCCAAGGCGGATGCCAACGGGCGAGAGATCGAAGCCATGGTCAAGAACGGAATGTCGCTCGACGACGCATCTGCGCGCGCAAACGACATGGCGCTGGAGATCGCGAGCGCGGGTGACGAGACGCAATGGGCTTTGAACGATGTGGCAACCGAGGCCGCGCTTGCTGCCGCTGGGCTAGCTAGCGTCGCTCAATCATCCTATGAACGGGCCGGGAATGACCGTTCCGCGATGGCGGCCGATGAGGCAGCGGGGAATCTGCTCGATGGCGCGACCCAGGCCGCCAAGATGTGGCTTGAGGGCGTGAAGACGGTCGACCCGAACAAGAAGAAGGCACCGACCATGAAGGGCGGCCACGGCGGCACCTCGATCCAAAAAGTCGAGATCGTGGTGACCTCGAATCAGAGCCCGAGCCGCATCGCGCGGGTGGTCGAGGCGCGGCTCGCGAACCTCTCGCGGAACCGCCGAGCGAGCCCCTACGTGCCCAACTACTCCTCCCGGGATGAGGGGCGCTGATGGCCGACAACACCAGCGTCTGGACCTTCGAGCAGGTCAGCGGCGAGCGAAAGAAGCTCGTCCTGAACGACCACGCGGCACCCCACGGTCGCCCGCGGCAAAAGCCCGTGGTGGAAGTCGAGCTGAAGCAGCGGAACGCCGAGGTGCGCTACGCGGGCAACTCCGTCCCGACTCGCCACCTCTTTGGGACGAGCGAGTCGCCTGAGAAGCTCGAAGGCAGGCTTCGGGATGCCTACGGCGGGGCCGGGTTCGCGCGCCAGAAGAAGGCCGAGATCGAGAGCTTCGTCCGGGACGGGCAGCAGTGCATCGGCACTTGGGACGACCTCGTGAGCCAGCTCTGCTTCCTCGAGTCGGTAAAGTTCGGGATCGAGTCGGGCGGGGAGATCACCTACGAGATCCAGATCCTGGTCGACAAGAATCTGCTCGACGATGATGTCGATTCGCTGGTGATCGAGCCGCGGGGCCCGCAGGACCTCACGAATCAGATGCTGCTCGCCATCGTCGAGATGAACGACCTGGTGAAGGTGCCGGGGCTCAAGGGCTCGATCTTCGACTCCATCAGCTCGCTAATTTCTGGCGTCGCGTCGGTTTCTTCGGCGTGCAACGACGTTGCGAACCAGATCGACAGTTTCGTCAACGCCCCGTTTCAGCTGATGAATCAGCTCCGGGCATCGCTCGACCAGTTCCGGACAGCGGTGACGGCGCTTCGGCGTGCGTACGACGATCTGACCGTCGACATCGCGCTCGAGAACCAGAACGCCCAGAACCAGCAAGCCTTCTGGGACGTGCAGTCGGCCTGGGCCGCGTCATCGCTCGACGCCATCCGCCAAGCAATCGCGCTCGAACGGGCGTCGGCCGTGGCCCAGCAGGGCAACATCAAGGAGCTCTACACGGCAAAGGACGGGGATACGTGGGACCAGATCTCCCGTATCGTCTACAACGGCTCCGCTGACCGGGCGGAAGACATCCGGAAAGCCAACGGGGTCGAGGCCGGAGCGAACCCGGTGCCTGGCACAACCTATATGGTCCCCGTCTGATGGCGTCCGGGACCTACTTCCGGCCGCGCATGGCGGCCACGCTCACCGTGCCGATCCTCGGGACGCGCGCGCAGCGCATCAACCAAGAGGCCTCCACCGAGGCGATCAACCTCGTGGTGCGCCCGAAGCGCATTCAGATCGAGTCGAACGACCACAACCACGCGGACTCGGCGACGCTAGTCGCGGATTGGACCGAGGTGGGCGTCGACCCGCGGATGCTCGACAACGCGGTCGTGCAGATCTTCATCGACAATGCCGATGACCGAGGCAACGTCGTTTGGTCGCGCGAGAACTGCCGGTTCATTGGCCTTGCGAAGGACGTGAGCGCAGACCGGGACGGCGAGAGCGCGGCCGAGGTGAACTTCGATTGCGTCGACTACACGAGCCTGTTCCTGCGCGCGAAGCCCTTCGGCTCAAGCGGGATCCCGAAGTACAGTCAGTCGCTCGACGAGGCATGGCGGACCATCGTGTCTCAAACTCCGGGCGCCGGCGTGCTCGCGGATCGCCTGGTGCTCCAAGGCATCGAGTCGTTCCCGAGCCTCGGTAAGGCCGTGTCCGAGCGCTTCGCGAAGCTCGCCTTCGTCCCAACCCATCCCGAGACGGACGCCTGGGCCGTCTGGCAGCAGTGCGTCGGTATGTGCGGGTTGCTCTCCTACATCAAGGGCGACCAGTGCATCGTCACGACCGCCACGAACTACTACTCCGAGGGGGACAGCCCGGTGCTGATCTGGGGAAAGAACATCCAGCGCTGGGGCGAGACGCGGCATTCGGAGATCTCGCGGAAGGGCATCGGGATCACATCCTACGACCCGCTCACCCAGACGACCTTGGACGCCTACTGGCCGCCGATCGGCGACGAGAGCGTCAAGGCAAAGCGCTACACCGGCAAAAAGAAGCTCAGCACCGAGCAGATCCGTGCGCGCGAGGAGCGGGACATGTTCCCGTTTGCGGGGATCACGCAGCTCGAGGCTCTGATCGATGTGGCCAAGCGGGTCTACGAAGAGCGGAGCCGCCAGGAGCTCGAGGGGCACGTGAGCACCGCCGAAATGGACATCGAAACAGAGTCGGCCTCAAACTTCGACCTCCTGAACCTCGCCGTCGGCGACAGCGTGAAGGTCATGGTGGACCCGAAAGAGCGCCAGCTGCTCGCAAACCTGCCGACAGAGGGCGCCCAGCTCCGCTACCTCACCACCCGCGGCTACAGCGAGGATGCGGCCAAGCTCATCGTCGCGAATATGCAGGACTTCGGTGAGCTCGAGTCGAAGTTCCTCACGAAGTCGGTCACGACCGAGATGCAGGTCGATGACGAGGACGGAACCTTTGCGGTGTCGTTCGACTACATCAACCGAATCGAGATCGACGGCAGCGCCACGGCGTAATATCCTGTCACCTGTCAGGAAAGCAATGGACTTTTTGCGCAGAATCTTCGCCAAGGCCGACGACAAGACGCTTCTGCGCGAGAGCGCGACTGTCGACCGCGGCGGCATCTACGACGGAACGGTCGGCTGGGAAGACGGGTCGGATCACTTCGATCTAGATTCCGACTCGGGCGTCACGCTCGTCAAGGTCACCCTGTTCAAAGGGCACAATCCGACGACGGACGGGGAGAAGACGACGGCGCGAGCGCGCGGGACTCGGGTGCTCTGCCGCATCGGGGCGCCGCTATTCAACGTTCCGCCCGATGGCGCTCAGGTGGTCGTGGCGATGCCGGCCGAGCGCATGCTTGTCCCGGGCGGAGGCGTCATCATCTCGCAGGTGATCGCGAGCCCTGGGAACCAATTCAGCGCGACGAAGGCGAAGATGGACTTCGGCCCGGACTTCGACCTGGTGATCAAGGCGCGCTCCGTCACCTTCACGGATTACGAAGACCGATACATCAGTGTGGGCCCGAAGTTCGGGATAAAGATGGGTGACGCAACCGGCAACGGCGCGCAGCTGAAGAACGATCAGTGGCTGCTCTACACCATCGACGGAGACAATGCGGCCACCACGCTCCGTCTTTCAAAGACAGACGGGATCGCGCTCATGATCCACGACGGGAAGACATGTGGATTCACCATGAAGGACGGCGAATGGGTCGGCGTGGGCACCCTGTTTAAGGCCTTGTTCGCGGGAGGCTACCTCGGCAGCGCGCCGAGTGCGGCGACCCCGATGACTTACGGGGCGAGCACCGCGAGCCTCGGATCGACCGCTTGGTTTATCAGCCCCACGTAAGGACCAGTGCCATGCCGCTACCTTCCAGCCTGTGCAAATTCCCAATCTTCGCGTTCTCATTCAGTTTTCCAGGGTTTCCTGGGTTTGCGCTCCCATCTATCCCGATCTTCACGTTCAACATCGATCTCAGCTGTCCGGTCGACTGACCCATGACCCTCGATCTCCTCAGCGTCGAAGTTCGAAGCCCGCGCCGCATCCGCTTGCGCTACTCGCTTGCGCTCGGAATCGGGGCGTTTTCCACGAGCTGGTTTTCGATCACGTGCACCGACTCGAGCACGGCCGACCCGCCGCTCACGGGCGCGTTCCTCGTCACGTCGGACCCCGCCCAGCTCGAGCTCGCGCTTGGCCTCGATCTCGCTCCCGGTGCGCAATACACGCTCACCTCCGCGGCCAACATCCCGGGCGCCGGCGGGGCGCTGAGCGTGCTGGACGTGACCAGCTTCCGGCCGCCAACGGCGCGCCAGGCCCCCTCACCCTCGGTGAGCTCGGATGACGTGCGGGCGCTCCTGTTCGGCGATGACCTTGCCCACGACGGGGACGACTTCGTGGAGACCGGAGATGGCGACCTCGCGATCATCAGCGGACCCGAGAACGCCATGAACGCGGTCGTTCGCCGCGCGCTGGCCGACGGCCTGCCCTACAACGAGAACTATGGCCCGCACCTCAGGCGCTTCATCGATGCGCCAGCGCCCTCTGTGCGCGCTGCGCGGGGCAATGTCGAGCGACAGGCTCGGCTCGACGATCGGGTGAAGCGCGCGACCGTGACCGTGCTCCCTGACGACAACTCGGGCGACATCACCCTTCAGGGCACGATCACCCTGATCGGGAACGTGAAGAAGAGCTTCTCCGAATCGGTGGTGACGTAATGCCCTCATTGCTTCCGCTTCCGAGCGTCCAAGATCTCGAGCAATCCTTCCACGCCTCGGTCGGCTCTGAGCGGAAGACCGAAGATGCCCATGACGGGTCGCTGTACGACCGGCTTTCGGGTGTCGGCGCGCTCACCATGCGCCGGCTCGCGGAACGCGACCAGGGCGAGGCGCGGGCCATCTTTTTCGACACGGCACCCGACGACAAGCTCGACCAGTACATCGAGCAGCGCTTTGGCGCGTCGCGCGTGCAGGACACGCCAGGCCCAGGCTTCGCGCAGTTCGCTCGCTTGAGCACGGCGGCTGGGAGCGGAACCTTCCTCAAGGGGACCCGGATCTCGGTCGGTCGTGGCGGAAGCGACCCGACGCGCTACTGGCTCGTGGCCGAGGATACGCCGGTCGGCCCGGCCCTCACCGCTACAGTGCCGATCGTTGCTGGGGTGAACGGACCGGACGGGCAGGTCTCGCTTGCGGCTGGCCAGGTGTCGGTCTTTGGGCTCGCTGATTCACTGTGGGATAACACTTGGCAGCTGGTTCAGATCGACTGCGCGCCAGGGACCGTGCGCCAGCGGGACCCTGAGGTGCGCGCGACCATTCGCCAGGCACGGATCGATGGGCGGCCCGGATACGAGACGGCGATCATCAATGCCATGGTCGCCGCGGGCGCGAGCACGGTGGCGCTCTACGCGGGGGATTTCCTGGGCGCTGACTCGGATGTGGGGCTCAACCGGATCTACGTCGGAGACGGGAGCTACGAAAGCCCGGCCGCGCTGCTCACCGCGTGTCGGCTCGCCGTGTCCGGTGTGTGTGTGGTGGGGACCTCTGTGCAGGTCCTCCCGATGACCAACGCCCTGATCTACGTGCGCGCCGCGGTGAAGCTTTGGGCGAGCCCGGAGCGCCTGAATCGCGTCCAGGCCCAGGCGGACGCGGCCGCCGCAGTCGTGGAGTACTTCGCGCGCCGGGACAACGCGTTCCTCTGGTCGGCGGCGGCCATCCGGGCGGCCGTGATGAAGGCTGTCCCGAACGTCCACGGCGTCACCGTCTCGGCATTCTCGGATGCAGCTGGAACCGTGCCGGTGGCCGAGCCGGTGCTTCCGATGCTGTTCGCGGCCTCGCCACTGCCCCGGTACCGGGTAGCCGCTTCGACGGTCAGCGCGACGCTCGCCGGTCCGTCCTGATTCCCGCGCTGTCAGGGCGCTCCGATTGCCGGGAAAAGACCCGGAGGGCAGTTTTGCCCGCGGAGTTGCCGCCATGCCCGCCGTCGACCAGCCTCCGCTCATTCCCGGGGCGGGCCCACGCCCGTTTCGCACGCGGGATGACGTGGTGGCCCAGCTCGACGAGCTCCTGAAGGACGCGGAGATCGCCCCCATTCGGGATGCTCTGCTGGATGCCCTCACGGCGCTGATTTTCGAGCTCCAGTTTCGGAGCGAGTACGCCATCGCGGAATGCGACCTGGTTCGTGCGACCGAGCAGTACCTGACTTCGCTCGGCGGGGACGACCGCGGCGTGCCGCGCGCCCCGGGCGAGGAGCAGGAGACCTATCGCTCACGACTCTTGGCCACGCCGGCAACGGTCACCGAAACGGCCATCGTCACCGGGGTCAACGTGATCCTCGCGCCGTTCACAACGACGCAATGTCAGCTGTTCGACGGGGTTCTCGATCGCTGGTTCGTGCACAGCGACGGCTCGCCAGAGACGAACTGGCGCAGCTTCATCGGCAACTCGCCGGAGTATCCGGACCGGCTCTACTCCGGTCAGGAAGCGCTGAACGGCGGCGTATCGCGTCCTAATAGCGACCCGGGCGGCGCGCGGATTTTCCGACAGACGCTCGGGCGACAGTTCGAGATCTTGCTCCCGGACCTGAGCTCGCTCTCGGAGCCGACGCCCATCCGCGCGCAGTACGAGCCGGACAAGATCATCGAACCCATCCAATATCCGGACTTCACCCGGGATACCGGCTTCTTCGTGGGGGCGACGACGAGCCCCGACCTCGCGGCTTTCGTGAACCCGGAATTCAGCGCGCCGATCGCCGTCTACCAGGCGATCGAGAGCTTCGTTAACGCCGTGGTTGGACAGTCGATCCGGTGGGGATTCTCAGCTGAATTGCAGGCAGCCTAAGCATGGAAGATCGTTACCAACACACGATCGACGGCCAAGAGGTCAACGAGGGCGACATCAACCTCGTCGCCACCGAGGCGAGCCTTGCCGACGATCGGACGCTCGCTGAGCTCTTTCGGCTGGCGCAGGTCGGCACGACGAATGCGGGCGGCGTGCTCATCGACCGCGGCATCGTCGGTGGCGATCCGGTTTCGGCCATCGTTGTCCCTTCGGGGAGCGCCGATGCGCGGGTGAGCATCGCGGCGTTCCGCGCCTTCGTCGGGGCCATTTCTCCGGGCGATGCGGTGGCCGCGCGGAAAAACATCCGCAGCGGGTTCTCCGGCTCCACCACGCTGCAGTTCCCGGCGATCACCACGAACCCCCGTTGGGATCTCATCTACGCGCGGGTCGACGTGGACATCGATGCTGTTGCCGTTTCGCGCTTCGTCAAGACGGGCACGACCCCCGCGACGCAGCAGTCGATCGTCACGATGAAGCAAACCACGGTCACCATCGGGCGCGTCCAGGGCACCGAGTCGTCATCGGCTACCTTCCCAGCGATCCCGGCGGACTCCGGAAGCTCCTACTACATCCCGATCGCCTATGTGCTCTTGCTGGCCGGGCACACGCTCACGACCGCGATCGCCAAGGCGAACATCTGCGAAGCCGCGTACATGCCCCGCCTGTCGCCAGGCACGGGTGGCGGTCACTGCAAGCCGGCATCCATCAATTCGCGAGTCGGCAACTCGGGCGCGCAGCTGGCCTCGACCTGGACGAGCAGCGGCCGGAATCACGCCTTCATTCCTCCGACGCTGATCGGAAAGACCGAAAAGATCATCGCGCTCGAGTTCGGTGCGACTCGCACTGCTGGGCTCGGTGCTTCCACCGTGATCGATGACACGATCGACTGGCGAAACCGCATCTTCAAGACGACGGCTTTCGTCGGTTCGATCTCTGGAAGCAGCTACACGCTCGCCTGGAACTCGGGCGGCACCGCATTTGCGCCTGATGGTCGACTTCCGAGCGCAGCGACGGGCGGGCCAGTCGTCGCGATGGGGCAGTCGTTCCACCAAGACGCCGGCGCCGCGGGCGGAGAAGTGATCCAGCTGATCGCCGCCGCTGTCCCGCAGCTTGCTGCAGGGTCTTCGGTCGAAATCTACGTCGACATGACGACCGGCAAGCTAATCGCCAAGGTCAGCGCCACCGACCCGAGCGCGCAAGTCGTGCTCTGGGTCGAGGCCACCGGCCAGCACAATAACGCCTTCTGAATCCTGTCACCTGTCAGCAATGTCCATCCGAACCCTACTCGCCACGCTCCTGTCGCCGGACCCACCGGTGCAGTTGAACGCGAACTGGTTCCTGGACAAGGTCGATCGTCAATACATCGACGACCAGATCCGCACCCTCCAAATCTACCTATCGAGCGCACTCCTCCGCGGCCAGCACGCGACGTGGGTGAAGCTCGATCCGTCTAGCGCGGCAGGGCAAGCTGGCGACTGCGTCTGCTCGGCGTCGACTGTCGCGGCGACTGAGGACGACCCAACGACCGCCATCCGGCTCGTCACGCGCGCGCTCGCGAGCCCGATGGCCACGAGCGGTCTCGTCGCGGGAATCATGCTCACCGCTGGCGCCCCGGGCACCCTGATCCCGATCGCCACGAGCGGCATCATCGGCCCGAGCATCACCGGGCTCGCCTCCGGATCCTCGGGCAACGTCAAGCTGAATACCTCGACCGCTCGCTGTCAGCTCGGCGCGCTGAGCTCGGGAAGCTTCCCGATTGGCCACGTCGACTCGGTTGGAAATCTATCCATTGCACGGGGGCTCTCGATCCCATGAGTACGCAATACCCATTCGTTCGTACCGAGTGTGGCCCGCCGCCGGCCGCGCTCCCGCCCGTGCTTAATATCGCCGGGTCGGTGAGCGCGCTCCTCGCGGTTCCGACCGCTGCCGCATCCGGGATCGTCGCCGCTGGCGGAGCGATCATTGGGACGATGGCGGCAAACGTCGCCTCGCCTACCACTGCGGCGGCCGGGACGGTCTCCGGCGGATCGGGCGTCTTCCTCCCCGGTTATCTCGAATACTTCGGCATTTTCAACCAGGACTACCTAACCGGAGAAACGCGAACTCAGTTCGCTTCTCACATCCTCTGAGGCCCCCATGATCATCGCAATCGCACAGCGCCAAAGCGCGCTCGACACGCTCCTGGCCCTGCTGAATGGCGGGTCTCTGAAGTTCTACTCCGGCGCGCGACCCGCGGCGCTCACGCTCAGCGGTAACACGCTGCTCTCGACCTGCCCGCTCAATGTGACGGCCTTCGGCGCCACCAACTCGAGCGGCGTTGCCACCGCGAACGCCATCACGACCGATGCGGCTCCGGCGGCATCTGGCACCGCAACCTTCGCCTTCGCTTGTAAGTCGGACGGTACGCCCATTCTAAACCTGAGCGTCGGGACTTCCGGAACCGACGTGATCCTCAATAGCACCGCAATCGCCACGGGTGGCTCGGTTGCTGTCTCGTCGGCCACGGTCACTTTCCCGGCCGGATCCTGATCTATTCCTGTCACCTGACAGCATTCCTGAAAGGCCCCAATCATGGCTGCTTCTCCCGCATTCGCATCGATTCCAATCCTCGCGCTGGCCGCTGTTTCGGTCGCCAACACCAACCGTGACGGCACCGGGACCATCGTCGATGGCACGCCGGCCAATGCCGTCTCGGTCACGGCGCCGGCTGCCGGTCGACGCATCGACCGCATCAAGATCAAGGCAACGGGTCAAATCCCCGCTTGCATTTTGACGGTGTTCGTTCACGACGGCACCGCATACCGCCTCTATACGGAGATCGCGCTTCCGGCCACGACCCCGAGCACGACGGTGAAGTCCGCCGAGGTCGAGCAAGCAGTCAACGACCTGGTCCTTCAGAGCGGCGAGAAGATCGGCGCTGCAGTGACTGTCGTGCCGACCTCTGGGGACATCAAGGTTTGGTTCGAGGGCGGGGATCTCACGTAATGGGACGCGATCTGAAGCGAGGGACGCTCGGCGGTCCGCAGGGACATAGCCCGGGCGTCACCTCAAGCGATGTCTTCACGCCGATCGGTGGGCAGCAAACCTCCTACCGATGGCGGCGACCCCGTGGACCCTTTACGAAAGTGAGCATCTTCCTCGCGGCTGGCGGCGCGGGCGGCGGTTCCGGGCGCAAGGGAGCAGCCGGCACTGTGCGCTGTGGCGGAGGTGGCGGAGGTGGCGGGTCTATCGCGATCGGCACGTTCGCATTTGCGACTTTTCCAGACTACCTGGATATTCTGGTAGGCGCGGGCGGCGCGGGCGGCGCGGCGCAAGCGACCAACTCCACCGACGGAAACGCCGGGTCGCTTGGAGGCGACACCTCGATCTCGTCAGCAGTCGGCCGCATAATGACCGCAGTAGCCGCAACTGCGGCGGGGTCTGGCGGAACGAATGCCACGGGCGGAGCTGGTAACGGTGGCGCTGGGCCGATCGCTGGCACGGCGGGAGGAGCGGCGAGTGTCTCGGGCGGCACCGGCGGCGCAGGGGTCACGGCGAACCCGAGTGCCACTGTTGGACAATTTTCCGCGACCGGCGGCGCCGCCGGCGGCGGTATCTCGGCGGCCGACGCGGCCGGCATCGGCAATAGCGGCGGGGTCCAGGGCTATGGCCTATTCACCGGATACAATGGGATCACGACCGGTCTTGTTGCGAGCGATGGCCTTCCAGCCGTCTCGCCCGGCGCGTTCGGGATTGGCGGGCTCGGCGGTGCAGGCGGCGGGGCGTCGATCACGAGCACTGCGGCAGGCAGGGGAAGCGATGGAGCGTTTCCGGGCGGCGGTGGCGGTGGCGGCGGCGCCGCTCTAGACACGACCACCCCGAGCTCCGGAGCCGGAGGCTCGGGTGGAGACGGCGTGGTTTGGATCATTTGCGAATGAGGTGAGCCTGTGTTTGTCCGGACATTAGCAGAGCCCGGGCTGCCATCGCTCGCCGCGGCGTCGAGCATTCGTGGCTCGCTCGGCGCCGTTATTCTATCTCCTGTCGCGGCGCTTAACGGTAGTGTCTCTGCGCCTGTTCCTTGGCAATCGTCGCCGCAGCGCGTTGCGGGGATCTCGGCCGACCAGGGCTTCTCGCAGCTCGTGTCCGGGTCTGCGCTCGGCGCGTGGACGCAGCCGATTGGCTCGGTCGATCTGCACGCGGGCGTTGGCCCCGGCGGCTTACCCGTCTTCAGGTTCAACGCAGCGGGCACCGAGGTAATCAAAGCGACCAACGCGCCGACTCAGTATCAGCCCCTGCACATTTTAGCGCTTGCGCGTTGCCGTACGCCAATCGATCGCGGGACGATCGTCTGCCGTAGCAGCGGTTCGGGCATCGTCGGCCTGAAGGGAACGACGCAATTTATCATGGGTTCAAGCAACCCGACCGTCGGTCCTGCTTCGGCGGCGCTTGATCCGACGCAGTGGCATTTGATCGACGCCTACTTCGAGACATCTGCGAGCGTGATTTCGATCGATGGCGGAGCCGCTGTTGTCGGCAACGCCGATGGCTTCAACTGGGGGGGGCTGATCATCGGCGGCGGACAGACTAGCGGCGGCGCGCGGATGGATGTGGACGTGTTCAGCGTCGAACTCTGGAATTGCCGAATTCCTCGCGTAAACCTTCTGCAGTACTATGCCTATCTGTCAGCGCTGACCGGTCTAACATTCGCCACGCCGCCAGCTTACGACCCGCCGAACCCGCTGCTACCGCCGCAGCTCAGCGCGCGTCCAGCGCTCTGGCCAGCGGATTCGACCCGCACGATCTTCATCAGCAGTTGGGGGCAGTCTAATGACGTGGGCGTGGCAGATACTTCGGCCATCACGACCCCGAGCGCTGCCGTGCGCATGTTCACGCACTCGTGGAAGGTCAAAGCAGCCACCAACCCGCTGAACGATTGGGTGTCTGGCGATTTGCTGCGAAACACCGTGCAGACAGAAGGCGTCCAGACATCCGGATACCAGGGGCGTGCCTGCACGGACATCGCAGCGGCGCTCGGACGTAATGTGACGATCAGCACCGATTCCCGCCTCGGCGTCCCGTCGTCGACTTGGCTACCGTCCCAATTGCCGACTACGACTTACGGCGCCGCAATCGCGAAAGCGCGTGAGGCCCAATATTGGGGGCAAGAGATGGGCGGCATCTTCGTTTGCCAAGGAGAGGCCGACACCGATCCGACGGTGTGGCTCGCGAATTGGCGAACAATCATCGCGGCCGCGCGAGCGGATCTGGGGCTGCCGCGCATGCCGTTCTTTTTCACGCAGACGCCATCGACGCACGGCGTGCGGACGAGTGAGTCAGCGATCGCCGATCCGACAAACAACATCTTCTTCATCAGCTCGCCCGGGACAAACCTGCAGTCCGACGCTACCCATTGGACCGCTACCGGCTACGACAATGCGGGCGCAGCGCTCGCCGCCCAATACCTGAGCGGGTACCCGTACAGCTAGACCGGCCCAATGGGGCGTCGATTTTGCGCTGTCCGTCCAGATTCCTGGCAGGTGACAGCATCAAGCGGTACGGTGTTCCTCGACTTCCCCGAAGGACAGGAACCCCGCCATGCTGCATGTCACCGTTCTCCAGGTCGTAGCGATACTCGTCGCGTTTTTGGCGCAGTTATCGCGCATCTTCGCGGCCACCAAGCCTTTCTGGGGCAAGCTCCCCGCCGGCATTCAGGTCTGGCTGCCACCGCTCCTGCCCTTCGTGGCCGCGCTCCAGGCCCAGCTCGCTGGCGTTGCGACGTGGACCGACCTCGTAGTCGCGCTGATCGTCTCGGCCGCCCTGCTACTGCCCGGCGCGCCGTCGAATCGCTCCTCGGCGCCGCTGCAATCCCCGAAGCCATTCGTCCCGCCCATGGGCTTGCTGATGCTCTGCTTCGCTTGCTTCGTGCTCTCCGGCTGCGCGCTCTTCGAATCGAAGCTCCCCGATGCCGAGAAGTGCCTGCCGACCCCCGCGTCGCTCGCGGCCCAGGTCGCCGACATCCTCGCGGCCGGAGGCGACACCACGACCGCGCTCGAGCAGCTGGCGATCACGCAAGGCGAGCAGGCCGTCATCTGCGCCGTAAAGGCCTTCCTGAGCAAGCCCGCGGTCTCGCCGACTGATTCCCTCGAGCGGGCTCGCGCGCACGCTTACCTCGCGGCCAAGGGCGTCAAGTGAGCTTCCGCCTCGGGTACATCAAGGACAAGCCGGACGCGCGCGACAAGCACGTCGCACTGCTGGGCTTGTCCGCCGCCATTCCCGCCGCGGCCTCGCTGCGTGACCACGTCGTCGAGGTGCTCGACCAGGGCAACACGTCGAGCTGCGTGGCCCACAGCTGGGCGCAGGCGCTCCGGATCGCCGACATGGTAGCAGGCGTCAAAGACCCGCCGCTGCCGTCGCGCGAGTACTTGTACTACAACGCCCGCGCCTACGACGGCGGCGCCATCGCCGACCAGGGGACGCAGCTGCGCTCCTGCGCGCAGGGCATCGTCAAGTTCGGGCGGCCTCCGGAGTCGGCGTGGCCGTTCCGCGAGTCGTACATCAACGAGCGGCCGCCGTGGGAGGCGTACCGCGAGGGGTACGACGCACGCGGCGTCGCCGGCTATCACCGCGTCACGACGCTGATCGAGATCCGCCAAGCCATCGCCGCAGGGCACGCGGTAGTCGGCGGAACGGACGTGGGCGAGTCGATCTTCCAAGCCGGAGACGGCGGCATCTACGCGCCCCCGGCTGAGGAGGGAGTGATCGGCGGCCATGCCCTAACCGTCGTTGGCTACGACGCGGAATCGTTCGAACTCGTCAACAGCTGGGGACCGGGCTGGGGGACGCAGGGCGGGTTCTTCCGCTGCACCCCCGGATTCATGGGCGGTTTTTCTGATCTCTGGCTCGTGAGCCTCCAATGACCAAAACCATCGCTCTCTTCGCGGCGCTCGCGCTTTGCGCCTGCCAATCCTGCCATCCGGTGTTCGGGCCGTTCCCGGGGCCCGCACCGCAGCCCGAGCCGCCTAGTCCGTGGGATGGTCCGACGCCAGACGGGGCTGTGGATGCCGGTCCGCCCGCTCCGCCGCCCACCGGCTCATCGTGCGCGGATGCGTGCGCTCGTCTCGCCGCACTCGGCTGCACCGAGGCCAAGCCCACGGCCAAGGGCGCGAGCTGCGCCGAGGTCTGCCAGAACACGCTCGGCTCGCCCGTTTCGCTGCAGCCCGATTGCGTCGTGCGCGCTGCGGATTGCGCGTCTGCCGAGGCGTGCGCGGCGATCCCGCAAGAGTAGCCATGCTCCGCTCCATCACCAAAGCGCTGATCGAGACTTCTGTCCCTGTTGGGGTTGGTGTCTTCATCAGTGTTCTTTGGTGTCAGGGGCTGGCCAAGAGCGTGAGGCGCAGAGTCCGATCGCTGAGGGCCGCGTGATCGCAATGGCCCAACGAGTCTCGACTCAGCGCGGTCGCGCGCTACCCGAGCTGTTCCGCGAATACCGGGCTTTTGCCGAGAGCATCGCTGGGCGCTACCGGGCAAGGCTCCCGAGGTCATTCCTATCGGAGGACGTGAGCGCAGCCGCGCGCGCCGGTCTTTGGGACGCGGTCAGAAAGTACGGCGATCGCCCTCAATCTGAGTTCCGCACGCTGGCTGGCCTGCGGATTCGAGGCGCGATCGTCGATGAGTGCCGGACTCACGATTGGCTTCCGCGACATGCGCGCGGTGGATTCGCGGAGTCGTTTCGCCAGGTCTACGTAGACGGGCTCGAAGGGCTCGAGCGGTTCCGCGAGTACTCGAAGACGCCAGACCCGGAAGCAGAGATTGACCAGCGGCGCCGCATGGCGGTCCTGGACGAAGCGGTTGCTCGGTTGCCGCCGAGGAAGCGCGACGTGATGCGAGCGCTGCTTGCTGGGCGCGAGCAGGTTGTCGTCGCCAGGCAGCTGGGGGTGACCCAGGCGCGCGTTTCACAGATCGCGGCTGAGGCTGTGCGGGAGCTGAAGGAAGGGCTTCGAGGGACATGATCGGCAAGCTCACGGATCCGTGGTTCGAAGCTGAATTCATCGGCCACGCGAACGAGCAGGGCGGCTACTGCCGCCAGGGCTTGAGCATCGACGGCGCGCAAGGCGTCCTGCTCTATTGCCCGTGCTCTTTCGGCAATGACAAGCACGCGCACGGGCTGATCGTTCCGTTCGCCAACCCTCGGAACGCCCCGCAGTGCCCGGCTAATTTCGGGCCGTCAGCGCGCGACGGGTCGCGACCGCGTTGGACGATGACAGGCACTGGCCTCGATGACCTGACGCTCACGCCTTCGGTCGACGTGGGTGAACCGAGTTGCTGGCACGGGTTCATCACGAACGGAGACGTGACGTGAGCGTTCTCGACGAACTACCCTGGCGCGACATCGGCCACGGCGTGGAAGCGTGCGAATTCCGCTACGCGCCGGACGGCCAGCTGCACATCGCCTACCGTCACGACTGCGTGAACGGCGGGAAACCCCACCGCGCATTCGCTGCAGTCCCGGTTTCTGCAGAGGGCAGCGGACGCGATTGGAAGCTCGATCAGCGCGAACCGTTGACGCTCTCGCCGTCGCTGCTGTGCTGCACCTGTCAGCACCACGGCTTCATTCGGAACGGGCAGTGGGAGCCGGCATGATCAAGCCCCTCACCGCCGCAGACGTACGCGAGCGCATCGCCAAGGCCCCAGCAGCCGAGCGCCCTGCGCTGATCGAGCTGGCCTGGAGCTGCGTCGACATGGGGGTGACGCTCGGATTGGCCGGTGAGGCACGGCTCGCGAATCCGTTCGAGCAGATGCTACCGAAGCCCGATCAGGTCGTTTCTAAGCCGAGAGGAAAGGCGCGCTGATGTATGACTCAGTGATCGAAAGCTTCCCGAAGCTGACGGCTCCCCTGGAGGGCTGCATTTTGTGGCCGTATCAGGACATCCTCGGTCTGGTAACGATCGGCTACGGGTGCCTCATTGACCCAGCCGCGCTCGCGTCGACCGTACAGGACTGGATGCTCGAAGGCACCAGCGACCTCCCCACGCCACCGCAAGTGGCGCACGAATGGGGCAAGGTAAAGGCGATGCAGAAGGCGCTGCACTTCGCGCGCTACAAGGACTCGTGCCGACTGCGCCTCTCGATGGGCGGCGTCAACGCGCTGCTGCAAGCGCGGATGCAGTCGTTCGAGGGCACGCTGCGGCACTACTTTCCGGAATGGGACACGTTCCCGGCCGACGCGCAGCTCGCGATCATGGCGATGGCCTGGGCTTGCGGAGCGGGCTTCCCGAAGACGTTCGTGAACTTCACGCGTTTCGCCTTGAAGCGCGATTGGGCCAACGCGGCGAAGTGCGCCAAGATCCGGGAAGACGGAAACCCTGGCGTGCATCCGCGGAATCTGCAGGTGCAGCTGTGCCTCGCGAACGCCGCCGCGATCGACGACTTGAGTGGGTTGCCCACGCCCGCGCTCTACTGGCCGAACCCCGTGCGTGACGCCGTGGCGCCGGACTCGGATCCGGCGAACATCCCGCTTCACGTTTTGGCGGCCGAGGCGATCGGTAGCTTCAACGTCTACGACAGCGGGCTCACCGGCCACGCGCACTCTGCAGAGGCCGCCTAACCATGTCAGCCGCCGAGCGTTTGAAGGACCCCCGCGCGCTCTCGAACCAGACCAAACCGAGGAGACTTCGACTCGTGACTGACCGACCCGACCCCAGAGATCTACCCACCGATCCAGTTGGCAGCGCGCCGCCCGAGAGCCCCGACGGGACGCGCCCCTCGCTGCAAGCCATCCCGCCGCAGGCGGCCCTCGCCCCGCAGCCCGACCGTAACAGCTTCGAGCACTGGGCGCTCGATGAGCTCCTGGCGCGATCGCGGAAAATCGACGAGCAGCAGCGTGCGCTCGACTTGTCTGGCGAACTCGATCGCTTCGCCAAGCGGCTCGAGAAGGGATTCGACGCGAACTTCCGCATGCTACACAACGCGATCGAGGCGCAGGGCAAGCGGATCACAGCGACCGAAGCCGGGATCGAGCAGCTCCGCGATGAGATGCGGACCGAGATCGCTCAGCTCCGCCGGCGAGTCGACCAGATGGAGGCGAAGCTCGATGGCGCCGAAGCCGCCCCCTCCGCGACCGGGTAGTAGCCCTCGGCTCAACATCACGGAGGAGGTCTCTCCCAACGCGTTCCGCGAATACCGAGAGTCAACCTTTGGTGAACGGGGCACGTCGACCGCTCCACCGCTCGCGCCTCCCGCCACGGAGCGAAGGCCGCGAGTGTCCAATCCTCCGCCGCCTGGCTCCGTCCGCGTACCCGCCCCACCGCCGCTCCCCGTGGCCGCCCCGAGGCGCTCTCAAACGCTGGTGGGCATGCCAGCGCCACCTTCCGAGCCGCCTGCGCGCACTGAGCCCGCTGACGGCAATTGGGAGGAGGATAGCGTCGTCAAGGCGGTGAAGTCAGCAGACTCGCTGGCTATCGAGCTAGGCGCGCGCGCCCGGGAGCTCCGGGCGGCCGAAGAGGCCCGCCAAGCAGCGGAACGAGAGGCGGCCGACCTGCGGAACCAGCTCCGCGAGCTCGCCGAGGCCAGCAAGGCTCGGGCGAGCATGCGTGCGCGCTGGGAGAAGCTCGGGCTCAAGATCGCCGGCGGTGTGACGACGGTCTTCGTGGCCGTCTGCGGGTACGTCGCTTGGCGGATCTACCAGATCGAGCACAAGGCCGAGACGGCCGACGCTCACGCGCTCGCTGAGAAGGCGGCGATTGATGGGCTACCGGCCCGCGTGGCCAAGCTCGAAGAGTATGCTCGCGCAGACAAGGCGCTCGGGGACTGCCAAAAGTCCTACATCCGGAGCGCCGTGAAGCGCACGAGCGGCTACGACATCACGACGCTCCCAGACTCGACCGTCGTGCACTGGGGTTTCGAGGGGACGAAGCCGAATATCACTTGGTTCCCGTTCGAGCAGTGTGTCCCACCGGGGACGACTGGCCCGAAGCCGCCTGGCTTGGCGCCCTAATCGCGCTCGTCGAAGCTCTTCTCTCCCAGCGAAAACGCACGGTCCACCGCAACGGCGCAGCAGAGCATGGCCACGATCTCAGTCAGCGCGAACAAGATGGGCGCGACTCCAGCACCGCCGCGGCGCGCCGCTGTCTCGAGAGTGGCGATCGTGAAGATCGCGAACCCGGCGAGCCCAGACCAGCTGACCCAACGCATGACGCGGAGGATCCCGCGGATCGCCTTCGTCCGAGTCGAGGCGCTCATGGCGGCGGGGTCGCCCCGTTACACACCCAGCACCCCACGCCCACGCCAGTGATCGGCGGCGACCACTCGCACCCGGAAGCAGTCGGCGCAGACGGACACCACTTCTGCACGGTCGTGCGGTGCGCGTCGCCCAGCGGGTAGCGGACGCACGCCGCCGTTTCGGTCTCGGCGCTGTCGGAGCACCCAGCGCCGATCGGTTGACACATCCCGCCCGAGCAGAAGTCACTCGGGACCTGACAGGGGTTCTTGTCGCTGCACACACACGGCCCGCAGCTCACGTACCCGTTGCAACCGTCCGGCGTAAACCCGCAGCCGTTGCAGGTAGTCGATGGGACGCAGACAGCGCCGGCGGAGCCAGCGGACCCGCTTGATCCGGCCGACCCAGAGCCCGCAGCGCCGCCGATCCCGCCCGCGCCACCGGTCGGAGCGCCTCCGGAGCTCGGAGCGCCCGCCTGAGCCTCCGCGCCGCCTTCGCTCGCCGTATCGCCTCCCGTGGCCTGAGCGCCAGCCGTAGCGCTACCTCCCGCCGTGCTCGCTCCAGCTCCGTCCCCAGCGTTCCCCAGGCCAACGGATCCGCCAGTCGCCGAGCCAGAGCCGCCCGCATCAGACCCGGCCAGCCCAGTCGCGCCGACTCCGCTGACAGGCGCCCCGCATGCTGAGAGCAGCAAGATCAAGAACATCCCACACACCCGGCGCATGCTGATACACTACGGCCCCAAATCCCGCCGCGATACTGAACGCGCGGCTAGTCACTGTCGATTCAGCCCACCAAGGCCAGCAGCGAAGCCGCCTGGTGACCAAACCCGGCGCCGACATGACTCGTTTCCTCGCTGCTGGCCTTCGAGGGCCGATGTCCGTCCGTCAGTGCTTCTCCTGTTTGGCGATCTCAGTCAACCATCGGAGCATCTCGATCGCCTCCCGGTCCACGCCAGCCTCCTCCCCCCGCAGCCTCGACGCAGGCCAGGCAGAGCTCGCGCCCGTCCGCGCAGACGACCCGTGGGCAGCCCGAGCGCCCGCAGCCGGCGCAGACCCCAGCGCCCTCGGTGCTCACGTCCCGACCAGCACCTTGTGGTTTGCCCCGAGACAGCGCGTCGCCACGACCTCACCGTCCGCACCGAAACATCGCTCGAAAAGCGGCTTACCACAGCCCGGAGCCGTGCACTTGAGTCCCTTCGGCGCGCGCACGTAGTGCAGCCCGGCGTCCATGGGCCTGCCGCAGACCGAGCAGGGCTCGTCCTTGGGGCGGCTGGGCGCGTGGCTGACACCGGCAAGCTTGGGCTCGGAGGGCATGCCGACTTCAACGTTGTTCGAGGTGCCGACCTAAGTGCTTTTCGATCACGTCGGCCAAATGCACCTCTGATGACCAGTCGTTGTCACCGAAGTCCCCGCAGACGGAACGCAGCGCCGCGACAGCCGCTTCGCGTTCGGCGACCAGTGACTCGAGCGTGCGACCTTCCATCCCAAGCTCGGCCATAGCTTGCCGGAGTAGGCCAAGCCAGGCCGAGCGCTGTCCCTGGATGTATGAGAGTTCGGCTAGCTCGCGCGTTCGGTCTTCGTTGTCGGTCGTCATTGGCTCTGCCTCATTGGTAGCGCGGTGGGTGCGGGCGTCAACGGCCGCCGCTAGTGGCCGAAATTGAACCCGAGCAGGTAGACCTTGCCATCGATCGGGCAGACGGCTTCGGCAGCACAGCGTCCCAGCTCTTGGCTTGCCCAGCGAACATGCGGCGCCGCAGCTCCTTATATGTGCTCCACGCCCACCTGGTTTCGATTACGTAGGGCGCAAGCCAAGCGAGGAAGCAGCGAACGCGCCGCCAATATTCGCGATCGCGGCTCTTCATGTCAAACGTCCACAGGTCGGTTTCCTCTCCCCAGCGCGTCTCGCCCCATGGGTAGGGTTCGACCATCGTTTGGGTGCGCAGCGTCCCGCTGCTTGATATAAAGACGCGGGTCTTCTTGTCTCGCAGCATCGCGAACCAGCGCTTGCGTTCGGCGGTCACTTCGGCGGCTCCGGCTCATCAGAGCACGGCATCCAGTGAGAAACTTCTTTCGGTGTAAATCCGAAGCCAGAGTCACTGGCGAAATTCTCACCCATGAACCAGCCCCGCCGGACGAGTCTAGAAAAGAACCACACGCGCGTACGGCGCTCCGGCATGCGCTCCCCGACCGGAATCCACTGCCGCTCCGCCTTCAGCCTCGCCACCTCTTCGGACAGGCGGGCGTTTTCGGCGCGGAGGCGGATGAAGGAAGCCTTGATCAACTCGAAGGCTGCATATCCGCCCGCTCCGCATGCGCTGATATCGTCGAAAGCGTCGGTCAGGAGATCGTCTTCCGTCATCGGCGCCGACCCCTTGGGTGTTTGTTCGCTGCATCGCAGTTTGTGGCGAAAAGCGATCGCCCCGCGCGTCCGGCCTCGTAAGCATCGAGTAGAGCCTGCCGGGTCTGCGCGATTAGCTCCTCGTCGAGAGCGTGCTCGCGAAAAGCGTCCATCAATTCCTCTGACCAGTCGTCGGCCCAATCCTGTCTCCTCATATTGCTATTGCCTCCGCCGCCTTCCGCAGCTCCGCCTTCTCGTCGTGAGTCAGTTCGGTCATTACGGTATCCGCCTTTCCAGCTTCTCGAAATGCGTAGCCGCGAACATCTCGACGCCGCGCGCCATCACCTTCCGGTCACGGCAAAGCCTGCGCCAGTACGATGCGCGCCAGCCGAACACGCTGTCGCGCACCTCGATCACCCACCGGCGCGCACGCTTCAGCTGTTGCCTGCGATGCCGACTCACCGCCGCCCCTCCTCAGCATCGGCCGCCTTCTGATTCTTGACTATGGTCCGTTGGCAGAGGCCGATTGCCGTCTTCAGTCTCTCGTCGGGCTGCGCGTCAATCCCGCCCGGGAACAGTTTCTCGAAGAATGCCCGCTGCTTCGTCGTGCACCGTTCCAGCAGGGATTTACATTCAGTGCGAAGGGCATCGGTGACAACTCGCGCCGGCGTTCGGAATTCGCTCATGACCCACTCCCATTTCGAGAACCGGCATCAGTAGCGGATGTTTTGCACCTAGGACACAGGTCTACCCGCGAGAACGGATCCTCCGTGCGAATGAGCTTCCAGCCCGGTGGCGCCTTCCGCGCAATAATCCACGCCTTCGGGCTACCGTCCCGCTTCACTGCTGACTCGACTATGCCGCAATTGTTGCACGTCACGTGCGGTTCGCGCGGAGCGATGGGAAAGCCGACTCGTTCGAAACCTGGTCCTATTCCGGCGTGGTAGGTCATGGGGTTTCCTTTGGCTTGACGGCAGCGGAAAGACGGGCGAGCGCCGATTGCCTATCCATGTAGCGCTCGTGTTCGCGAAGCCACTCGACTTGGTGCAGGGCGAGTTCGCAGCCGGTCTTTTGACGCCATTGCAGATTAACAAATGCCTCAGCACAACCCGACTCCAGGTGGTCAACGTCGTCCAGGGTGAGTGCCTTCACGGGCTGTGGGGCTGCGGCGAGGGCTTCGGTCTCGATGCCTGCGAGGGCTTGGGCAATTCGTAGCCACACCCCAGGCGGCTCACCGTCACCAGTCTCAATCCATCGCTCCGCCGGGCTATTGTCGGGCGGCACAGCTAGGTCGCGCGCGGCAGTGTACGCCAGCTCGCGGTGTCGTTTCGTTACCTCAGCCATCGCTCGCCTCCAATCCGCTTCTCGAGTTCGGTGAGAGCCTCGCACGCTTTGTCAACGTCGACATGGTTAAGTAGCGCGACCTGACTGAGTACCTTGTTGTGGGCTAGTCCCGCACGCACCGTCGCAATCAGCTCTGGCGTGCTCGGCTGCCGTTGGCCGGGCGCATCAGGATGCGAATTCGAACAACCTACGATGCAAAGTTGGCCGGGTGCCGCAAAACACCTCGGACAGCGACCTTCGGTGGTTCGCGCGCTCGGCTGCTGGGGATCGGGCTTAGCTAGCTCGTAAGGTATCGTCAGTGCTTCGACAGCTGCTGCGTCGCTAGTGTAGTAGCGCGAACAGTTCTCGCACATGGTCGCCGGATTCACGCCATGAACGCAGCGGTTAGCGTCAGTCATCGCTCCTCTTTCTGCTCGGGTATTGCCACGCGGATGGCCAGTAGCTCACGCTCGCTCGATAGCTGCGATTGCTTTGCTGATGGTTGGTTCACAACCGTTACTGTGCGAGCGCGGACACGCGGCAGTTTCGGGCGTGCCAATCCACCATGGGACCGATCCAAACGCGCCAAATGCCTCGCCGGCTACGTTTGGGACGTAAGCAAATCCAGTTTCGAGCAGACCAAATCTCGCCGTGCAGCGGCGCTCATCAGTGGTTACGACCGTGCACTCCACGCCAAGAATCTTCGGCGCGTCAGCCATCGGAGGGCGCCTCCACTGGTGATTGCGGAGCATCAGATGGCACCGGGGCCTTCTCAATGAGGCTGCGCCTCTGTCCTCGATCACGGATATGACGGATCCTTCGCGCGACATCACAAGGCAACCCGGGAATCTCGCTAAGCACTGCGTTTAAAGCGTTCCGGTAGCCCACGACGTAAGCATTTCTAGCGACTTCTTCAGGATCAATCGCAGGATGGCCCGGCGCGTCCTCAATAAGGCTGACGGAGCGGACGTAGGTCCTACCATTGTCGTCAGTCACGAAGTAGGAGAGGGCGCCGACATCGTCGCCGGTTGTGGCGATGCGTATCCCGCCCCAGTCGTCCACGACGCGAACAGTTTGCCCGACGGCATGCTGTGGGCTCTGATCTTCGCCGAGCTCCACAATCTTGACGAGCCTCCCGATCGGCAGCGGCTCGGGCTCGGTGTAGATGCGGCCGGGCTTCTCAGGCGCAGGAACCACGCAGGGCCCGAACTCCTTCTCAATTCCATCCCCAAAACGGACGATCCCTGCCCACTCGTGGACCCATTGCATGCCGTAGTGAGAGCGACGTGTTTCGCGGACGAATTCACAATCGCGTCCGTGATCAGACGACGACGGCCAATCGATGCGCAGCGGTGTCCCTGGTTTCAGGTTGTAAAGATAAAGCGCTTGATTCTCGCGCTCGAGACACTCCTCCGGATCCCACGGTTCGCGTTTCGTCGGCTTCGCCTCGCTCTGCGCTACGGGCTCTCGGTCGATGATCGATTCGATTCTGCGGCGCGCGGCGTCCCGGTCGATAAGTGGCTTCATCTCGTATTCCACCAACTCCGCCAGCACCTGCGCGATGCGCGGCAGGCCGCCCATGAGGATTCGTTGGGCTAGGCCGTTGGCGGTCAGTGGGCGCTCCTGCCCGTTTCTCCAGGACGAGATACGCACCATCTTCTTCGCTTCCTTGTCCCACAGGTGACAAGTTCCGCTACCTGGAAAAGCGCTGACCAACTGTTCGAATTCTTCCTCGGTGTCGCACTCGCCAAGCGGAGTGCCGCGGCCGCCCTCGTATATTTCGAAACGCATCACCCTCGCTCCTTCCGTTCACGCTCTGCCAGGTACCAATCGCAAAAGTCTCTGCTCACTTCGCGACTACCTCGTTCCATATCGCTGATGTACGAAGACGTTTTACCGATCGCGCGCGCCACGTCGGACTGACGAATCCCGTGAGCCAGGCGAAACTCGCGAATCATGCCGCCAGTGACTACCGGGTAAATCACGTGGCCGCATGCGGGACAGCTGACAGGAGCCGCCTTCACGTCCCGTCCTCCAGGGCTTGCTTCAGCCGCGCATTCTCGGCTTCGAGCTCGGTAACGCGAGCGTTGAGCCGACGGCATTCGTTCTTCTCCCATGCGTCGAGATGCGCTTGAAACGCTGCGATGGCTTCCGGGATCGGCAGCATCCGCCAGCTGCGCCCTTCGACCACGGCCAGCGCCTCGGTGACGTCCAAGCCACCACGCTCGGCTAGCCTCGTGAGGCTTTGGTCATGGTTGCGGCGCGCCTGCCGTTCGTGTGGCGCCATGAAGTCCCACGGTACTGACTCGGGTCCGCGTGGCTGCCGCTCGTCCCCTGACATAATCGGAAAGCGCTTCACGGCGTGGGCTCCGTTGATGATTGCGGTGCAGCGAGGTCGTCCACGCCGAGCGGCTTGGTATACGGATTCGACGGGCGCGCTTGCACGCTAGTTCGAGCGGACCATTCGGCGTCTGCTCCTTCCTGCCAAGCAGCGAACCGCGCGGCGTTGAGCTGCCGCACGTGCTTCTTGCGCACCACGCTGGCGAGATGCGTGGTGACTTCCTTGCCGTCGATGAGCGCGCTCAGATCGTTGGCCAGCATCGCGCGGTGCTTCTGTTCGTGTGCAAGCTGACGAGTCAGTGACTCGTGCTCACGCTCGAGCTCCTCGTGCTGCTTCCGCAGCGTGTTCATGCCGGCGTCGGTGTTCAGCTGGCGCGCCTCGATCTCGGTGATGCGGGCGACGGCGGCATCGCGCTCGCGTTCGACACTGCGGAGATAGCGCTCTTCTTGGCAAGCTGAGCAGTGAATCAGGTGATGCTTTCGGCACCCTTCCGCCTCCGGCGCGGAGGGATCGGCTTTAGGAGCGGGGTCGCTGACCCAGGTGTACAGCTTGCGAAAAAGCACCTCGTCCTTCCAGGTGCCGTGCGGAGTTCTGATGGGGCCTGGAATTCCGACTTCAATAGGGTCGAGTGCGAGGATTACTCGCTCTTCGTTGCCGTTGAAGAACCAGGTAGAGCCTACCAAGATGGGCCGCTCACTCTGATCCGGCTCGACGCGCTCTACCCAGTGCTCCGGAAAGGCAGGATAGACCTCACTCGCCTTGGGCTCCTCACCGTGGATACGTAGTTCGACTCCGTGCTCCAGGCTGAGCACGGTCCCAGTCTTACCGAGGTAACGCGACCCCGCTGGCGAAATCACGCGGACGGTGTCGCCGACCTTCGGCTTGTAGCGCTCCGGCTCGACGCGGCGAACGGCGGTGACCATCGGAAAGGACAACGCGGACACGTTCCAGGCCCATACGCCGGAGTTGCTTCGGTACACTGGAATGCGCTTTCTTGTCTTGAACCGCGACGCTCCAGTCGGATCAATCGAGTCATACTCCCCCGGCTCCAGCACCACGCCCTCAGCTGCCCTAATCACACCCATGTCATTAGGCTGTAGCGCTTCGGCTGCTACTGGCGACACTTCGCCAGGACCGGCGCTATAGACGCCAGCCGCCCTGCGATATCCGAGTCCATACCAGTACAGAGGCCCAACGCCTCGCTCCAACTCAGCGACCGGGATTGGCTCCGCGCTCGAGAACGCGGTTTCGATTTCTTCTGCGGTGACGGTCATGGTGTCCTTTCGTTCTTCTGGTGCAGGCGGCGGGTGCGACCCGTCCCAGGCCTTCAGTTTCGATGGCGCGCCGAGGCACTCTCCCTTCGTGCAGGTGTCGCAGTGGCCTCCGTTGGGGGCTTCTCGCCAGCAGCTCGTGCAGTAGGTCGTCATCCGATTAGCTTCTCGTTTGCGACCATCCCGGAATTGCTGCCTTTGATAAGCCCGAGACTTCGGAGCTTGCTTGCGGCGTTGCCTGGGGTGCTGCTCTCGGTCGAATACCCCTCTGCGTCCGCCGCTTCTTTGAGCGTGATTGGATCAGGGTATGCCGAGATCACCTGACGCAAGATCGAGCCTTCGCATTTACCCAGCTCCGTGATCCAAAACTGGGCGAGCTCGCGACCAGAAGGCAGAGCATCGATCGGGCCCAATGCCGCAGCCCCGGCCGCGGTGGCGTTCATTCCGCCGGTATTAGTGCCTTCAACGTAGCCGAGCCCACGCAATTTCGAGGAAGCGTTGCCGGGCGTGCTGCTGCTTACCGAATACCGCGCGATGATCGCCGCCTGCGTGAGCGTCAACGTTCCGTGCTGTACGAGAGCGCTCAAGATCGCGCGATCGCACTTGCCTAGGCTTGTGTCGACGGCGCCTTCGGTTGCGCCGGACTCCCGCTGGATCGAGTTCGACGGGCGCTTGGGTTCTCGCGCGGCGGGCGCAGTGACAGGCGTTGCGCTTACGCTCGTTTTGGTTCCAGCCTTGAGCGCAGCGCGCTGCAGCTGGCGATAGTTGACCAGCGCGCGCCCGATCGCCGCCTTTGCATCGACCGCACGCTGGATTGCTGCGTCGAGCTCCGCGTTCAGCTTTTCGAATAGCTCACCAAATTCGTCCTCGCTGAACGTCGGAACCTCGACCCGCTGGGCCTTCGGCGCGGGCGCCGCCGGCGGCGTTTTCGCAGCCTGGCGCTTCAGCTCGGCGATTTCGGCACGAAGCAGCTTCGGATCGTCGGCCTTCGCGCGTTCGATTGCCGCGGCCATCTTCGTCTTGAGTTCGTCGAGGTCCGGCTTTGCGAGCTTCTTTGGCTCGGCGCGCACCTGCCCGACTTTTGGCGTGGCGCTCGAGTCGAACGTTTCTGGGCGCCGCACTGGGTAGACGCCAAAGACTTTGAGCTCCGGGTGCCCGCTCGCAAACACAGCCGTTCCCGTCTCGAGCCCGGATAGCTGCCCCATCACCTGGTCCCGCTGCACCTTGGTGGTGTTGGCGTCGAGCCAATCGCGCACGCGTTCTTGGTCGAGCGGACCCGGCGTGCGGAACGCGACCATCATGTCGCAGAGCTCGCTCACTTCTTTGTTTAATCCTGCCCCCCGTTGCGTAAACAAAACGAGCCCGAGGCCGTGCTTGCGGCCGAGCTTCACCGCGTCTTGCACAGCGCCAAGCGTGCGAAATTCATCAGGGCCTGGCTTTTGAGGACAGTTGCCCGTCACGAACACTTTCCCGTTACGGCGAGCAACGAACGCCCCTGTGGGCACAGTGACGTCCCATACCGTCCCTTTGTACCTCGTGGTCTTTCGAGCCCGAACCCAATGTTTCGACCCATCCCGCAGTGAGACATGCCACTGTCCCTGCGATGCAACCCAGCGTTTCGTAGTGCGCATACCAAGGCGCAGCGCTAGCTCTTGAAAATCGTCAGCCAGGCCACCGTTTTTGCCGGGATAGAACTTGGTCCATTTTCCTTTCTCTGAGGTGCCGTCGCCCTCCAGCAGCCCACGCATCAGAGCGAGCAGCTGCCTACGCGATCCGCCGTTCAGGATTGCGCGCGGAATGCGATGCACGTCGACCCCGAGCCACTTACCGAATCGCGCGGAGCTCTCCGCGCCGAAATACCATTCGAAAGCAGGCCCGCCCCCTTTGTGGGTATTCCGCGCACCGCGCTCGTAGCGTTGAACATCGACGATCTTGCTGAGCACAGATGACCACTCGATCGACTGCGCTAGGCCGAGCTTCGTGGTTGAGTGAGCTTGTGTCAGTCGGAAGTTGCGGTCGGATTTTCGCTTTCCATTAGCCCACTGGAGGCAGCCGTCTGTGATGAGCCAGCCAAGAATGCGGCACTCGACCTCGGGAAGATCATCTAGACCAGTACCGATCGGTGCTCCGCCAGCTGGAATCGCAATGCACGTTGGCACCTCTGCGGCTGGGCAGAACGTCCACGGGTAGTTCTTTTTGGAGCGCCCCTTCGCGCGCTGAAGGCGATGCAAGACAACGCGATGGTCTGGCGTGCAGAGGCAATCTAGAGAATCGCTGGCCAACGCAACCATTGGCCCATCGTGATCTCGAACCAACACATGCGAAACGGGCTGGAACGAATAAGTCTCGGATTCTAGGTCGAAGCAGCAAACGACCTCAAGGTGCGCAATCTCGTTCCAACGAAGCCACCCTCGCCGCGAGAGGATCTCGGTGTCGTCGCTCAGGCAGTAGCGCTGCGCCTCGTCCGCGAGCACCAGGAGCGGATCGCGGTTGTGGTGGTAAAGCGCCTCGAAGAAGTCCGCAAGGAAGCGGATCTGTTTCCCCTTCGAGAGCAGCTCGAAGTCGAGGATCGAGCTCTGGCCGAGCTTGGCGACGGTCTCGCCGACGAATTTGCCCGCGTCCGGCTCGAGCGGCACGTCCGCGTGCTCGCCGCCGAATACGACGACCGGCAGCCCTTCGCCTTTCCCGTTGGCACTGCTCTTCAGGCCGTACCAGTCCCCTTTGAGGTCGATTGCGCAGAAGCGCTGCCCCGCTTTGGATACCTCTTCGGCAGCGACCCGGCCGAACGAAGTTTTTCCGCTACCGCGAGCGCCATACACGACGGTTGCCAGCGTCAACCAATCGAGCGGGAGGTTGAGCTTTTCGCTGATACTGAGTTTCCTAGTCATGCGCTCCGCCGTTCCTCTTTCCCTGCCAGGTAGTTCCTGCACTGCTTGATGATCGCGTTTGCGCGCAGCCGAGAATCAGGCGCGAGCACGCTGAAACCTTGAATCGTCAGCACCAACGACTGCTTCAACGGGGTGAGCCGTTCGAAGTGGTGTTTGCAAAAAGGCGTCTGAAAAGAGCCAACGAAGTGCCCCCGGTCGACGCAGTGGGATACGTGACACCGGATGGTGATCGGGCGGCTTTGCTGCATTTCAAATGGCCTTCCGGAGTGGTTCTTGGAGCACGCCGAGTTCGTTCAGGTCGGACCAAATCGACAGCAAGCGCTCGACTTCCTGTTCCTGGAAGGTCAGGCGCCGGGCGTCATCCCAGCCCGCGAAGATGCCTTTGCCGTCGTGGAAGTTGTTGTGGTGCCGCCGGCACATCGGTATCAAGAACTTGTCGGGCGCGGTCTGTCCGATGCCCTTGCGAGCCTCGCCCTTGCCGTCGATCAGGTGGTGCGGGTCGACCTTCCCGCAGCGCTTGCCGCCCACGACGCACGGCTGCGTTTTGATCCATCGCTTGTAGCGCGGATCGTCGCCCGGCTTCCGCCGGCGCGAGCGGCGCTTCATGGCCACCCGCTTGAGCGGTGAGCAGCGGTCGAGCTTCGCCCGGGTGACGAGCTTGGTCTTCACCTTGAGCGGAGACCGACGGGTGAGCGGTGTTCGCTTCATCACCGGTAACTCCAAATGATCAGCTTCACGATCACCCAGGTAAAGAGTCGGCGCAGCAGCTTCATCGGTTGGCCCTCCCAGCGAGGCGTTCCGCCATCTCCTTCGGGTAAAGGTTGCGGCCCACGCGGACGTGGGCGGAGAAGTCTTCCGCGGGCGGCTCATGCCAGAGCGCGCGCCGGTTTTCGTCGAGCCTTTTGCCCTGTTCTGCCCAGTGCGAAACGGCCGTCCAAAAGCGGTGCTTGGGCCCTAGGTCTTTCGGGTCACCGCGCTTGTTGAGCGGGATTGGACCCCCGTAAGAGTGCCATTCGAACGGGTACACGGCGCCGCCGACTTCAATCGTCAATTCCGGTCCCGCTACCGTGAGCACCCCGGGATTGCGACCACCGATAGGCAGGCACCGTTCCCCGAATTCTGCATTGAAACGAAGCCCGTCTCGAATCACCTGGCAGCCGCGGCAGAGCGCGCAGCTCTGACCAGCAAGCTGGGCGGCAATGCACCCAGGGTTCCAACAGTCGTGTGGGGGCGGCAGCTTGCGCATCACGCTCGCGCCTCCGGGAACTGACGCACGCGGAGCTCCGGTGGCCACTCGGCCATGTCGCCGCCCTTCTTGTCAGACAGGGAAAGTCGGCAAGACGGGTCAGCGCCCGGCCCGTCGGGGTGAGGCTCGTCGCTCGATCTGTCGCTCTCGGTCGAGTCGTACGGCACGCGACCCAACTGCTTCACGAAATAGTTCGTGCCGGCGTCGGCACACTGATTCACGAGATCTCGAGCCCATTGAACGTCGAACGGGCGCGCTCCATTGCCGCTCTCGCCGCCGATGATGACCCAGTCGAGCTTCGGACCGCTCTCCTCTGCCATGGCTCCTCCCCAGTCGAGCGGAGCGTATTCGCCGCTTAGATAGTCTTCGAGTTCTATCGCGCCAAGCAGTGGCTCAGCACTCACGAACCTCACCGCCGCGGGCAGCGCTAGCAGCAGCGGTACGCGCGTGTCGGCGGTCTTCTGGTCTTCAACGCTGACGCCGAGCCAGACGTTCGGGAGCGGCCACGGTGCATTCTCATATGCGCGCACAGAGCCAATCGGCCTTCCGATTTTGAAGCCGGCCGTCATCAGGCATGCAGATCCTTCTAGGCTCGAGGTAGCGGGGCACTTCGCGCCGACGAGAGCCGGCAGCTGCTGACTGTCCTCGGCGATCCATTTGAACCACTCCGCGGCGCGCTCGGGACGCTTGGTGAGAATGAGAAAATCGTGCTGCGGACAAGCCGCCATTACGCCAAAACCAGCTGCGATCTCCTCGTTCGAAAACTCTTCAAAGAAGAGGTCGGACATCGAGTTGACGAAGATGCGGTGTCGTGATCCATCGCGCGGCGCGCGCCAGCGGAGCGGCTCTGCGAGCTTCTCTGGGACGAACCGCCCGACACCAGTCCATTGAGGACCGTGTTTTCCAAGCCGCACGAGCCCCTCGTAGGGCATGCCAGGGCCGCTGAAGCGATAGGCCTGCTTTTCGGCGTAGCAACCACCTTGGCCGTTCGGACCGCCGCAACCGGGCGAGACGCGACGGCAGCCGCGCACAAAATTCCAGACCTTAGTGGCCCATTCGATTTCTGTATCAGCCACGAAGACACCACTTTCCGCCACCGATGTTGGTTACCTTGCCCGCTCGCTTCAGTTTGCTCAGGCAGGTCGCGACAGCCAGGACGCCGTCCTCGTGGTGGACCTGCTTCCCGATCACCGAAGCGTTTTTCGCCGCGATCAACCGGTGTTCGTAGGCGTAACCCCGAACGTCCGCCAGCGGGTGCCCCACTCCAACCCGGATCAGAACGTATCCACGCGGGTCGACGACACGCCCGCCGCGCCAATTGCCGTTGCGCTCGCGCGTAAGCTGGGCGGGGCGCGCGCTCACAGCGTGATCGCCTTTCCCGCCTCTTTGGTGAGCGGGATACCGAGCAACACGCTGAGGATGCCGAACAGGCGCCAAGCGTTGTAGTCGCTCAGGACGAGACCGGAGCAGCCCGACGGGCGTTCGCACGAGATCGCGACACGGTCGTACTTTGGTCCGAGCAGACTGACGGTAAGCGAGCCGTCGTCAGGCTTCCGCTCGGGCATCTTGAGCTTGCTCACCGCTTCACCCCGAGCGCTCTCCGACCCTTCTCGGTGCTCGTCAGTCGCTGCCCCTCTGACACGAGCCAGCCCTTCTTCACGAGGGGGGCGCTGTCGACCGTCGTCTTCATCAGAGTGGTCAAGTCGAGCCGCATCGGCCCGCACTGGTAGGTCTCCTCGTAGGCGAGTACGGCGATCATCGTGCGGAGCTGTGAAACCGTCATCCCGAATTGGTCGCGGACAGCTCCTGAGTCGAGCGGTGTATCGGGGCATTTGCAGGGCGCGAGCCGGTGGTTCCTGTCACCTGCGAGGTTGTCGCGGATCACGTGGGCATCCACGGTCTTCTTCAGCTTGCAGGAGATGCACTCGATCTCCCATCGGCGATGGCTGTTCACGACCGGAAGGGAGCGGAGCACTCGGTAGCCGAGCACCTCCTGTCCCTTGTAGTCGATGGCGGGGGTGATCCGCGTCTGGGCGTACCAGCTACCGGGGACGATCTCAGTCGGGGACTGGAAGCCGTTGCTTCGGCCTGTTTTGACGGCGTATTGAGGCATCATCACTCCGCCGCCGTAGCGACTGCTCCGTTTACGAATGCTTCCAGATCGCGAGCGGCTTCGGTGAGCAGCGCTTGGGCCTGCTCGACGATCGCTGCTGCTACCGGTGAGCAAACCTCCGGGGCTCGGAGAGCCCGGATCTGAGCGGCGTAGACCGCCACGAATTCAGCATCCGTCGAAGGCGCTGCAGCGGGAGTCGCGCTCGCCACCGGTGCGCTGGATGATTCAGATTCAGCCTCGGCCTCTGAAAACATGGGAGGCTCGACCGGGCGAGCGGGAACGGCGGCCGCCTTTTGGCGCTCGAACTCGGCGCGCTCGGCCTCGAAGGCGCGACGTTCCTCATCTAGCTTGGCGGTTTCCGCGGCGGCCTGGCGCTGTCTCTCCTCGAATTCGGCGCGTTCGGCGGCGAGCTTGGCCTCCTGCTCCGCTCGTATCTTCGCGCGCTCGGCGTCTTCTGCGGCTCGCCGCGCTTCCTCGGCGGAGCGATCGACGAGGTCCTTCGCTTCCTGCAGCGGATTCTCGATCTCGGCGATGAGCGCCGTGATCTCCTTCGCCTTGGCGTTCACGCGCCTTTGCCACGCGAGCGCGTCCTCGTTCAGGGCTTTGCGTCGCTTGTCCACGCCCGTTCGTGTCGACCGCATGTGGGCGATCGCGCGGCGGCCCCTCTCGTAGTTCTCGGGCGTGTCGAAGGTGATCGACTTGTACGCCCCGAAAGTGCTCTCGATGGCGTCGCGTGTCTTCTTCACTTCCTCGAGCGGCTCGACGGCGCTCGTGCTCACCTCGTAGCGAACGAGCGCGAGCGGGAGTGATTCTTCGGTGGGCGCTGCTTCGGTAACCATGGACGTATTCCTCCTCGGTGACATCAGGCCGCCCCACGGTGCTGTTGCGGGCGCGGCTGCGCCTGTGGATCGGCGCCATATGAATCGAATTCTTGCTCGTCCTCGACATCTTGCGTGAAGATCTCGGACGCGCAGGTGACGAGCAGAATAGCAGCGACGTGCGCACGCTTGCACGCCATTTTGCGCACGGTGTTGTAGGAATCAGCGATATCGATGTTCGCGATCCGCTCGACGCTTTGACCTGTGATCGCCGGGTCACGAATAGCGAACTTGGCGCCGCAGCCGCCGGCTTTGGCGAAGCAGAGCCACCCGCCGCCGTACTCTTCGCGGCCGCGTATGATCGCCGCATTCCTGCAACGCGGACAGAAGCGCTGGCCCTTGCGGTAGGCGTACTTGCTCTCTCGGGTCGAGCACGAGCCCATCCCGGAGCCCAAGCGAACCGCGGTCGGCGCGTGGAAGAGCGTGCAGATGACGATCGACTCGAGATGATCCCCCACGTACTTTTCCGTCGCGGCGAACTGCGGGTCGAGCTGAAAAGCCAACCCGAGCAACTCAGCGCCAGGCTTGAGCAGCGTGGGCTTTTGCGTCCCCGGGATCACCCCGTAATGGTGCCCCTCCTTCATGATTTTTGACTGCACCTCGGATCTTCTCGACCCGCGCGATCAGCGCATCGATCGGTACGCCGAGCCCCCAATCAGTCGCCAGGTTTTCGCGGGGAACGATCTGGGACGGCTGAACGGACACCGATGACGAGGTGACCGTCACGGGCGCTGTTACGACAGGTTTCGCACGGGGCGGCTCCTGCGCCCTTTTGGGCTCACGCGGGACGATCGCCTGCGCGAGATCCACCGGCGCGTCAGTCTCGAGAGCGATCAGCCGGAGCGCGAGCTTCACGGTTTCGCGGCCGTCAGCGATCTTGTCGGCGAGGCGCTGGCTCAAGCCCATGATGCGCTCGCCCCGTAGAGCGCCTTCGAGCCCCGGACCGCTATTGACGATCAGGGCGGCGGTCTTCTCGCCAATCCCATCGATCCCATTGATGTTGTCAGAAGCGTCGCCAGTCAGCGCCAGGAATTCAATCAGCTTGGCCGGCGGAACACCGAACTTCGCGCAGACCTCGGCCTCCCGGAAATAGATGCTGTGTCCGAGGCTGAACGCCTGGACGTTCGCCTCGTCGTTCACGAGCTGGAGCAGGTCCTTGTCGGAGCTGCAAATCGTGACCGCCAACCGCTCCTCGGGTGGAAGTGCGAGCGCCTGGGCTACCAGGGTCGCGATCACATCGTCGGCTTCGTAGCCCGGCGCACCGAGCACCGGAAACCCATCCTCGCCTAGCCGAGCAATGAAGGCTCGCAGCGTGTCGAGTTCGGTCTGCGGTCGCTTCTCGCGCTGGCCTTTGTAGTCCTCGCTGATCTGCACGCGGCGGTAGGGCGGCGAGTCAATTGCGATGGCCGCAAAGTCGAAGTTGGCGGCGATGTCGGCGACGCGCTTTCGCATGTTGGCCATGAGCTCAGTGAGCCCCTGTCCGCCGGCCGCCTCCCAATAGGGCTTGAAAATTCCTGCAACGTCTATCAGCGCAAGGGTTTTCATCGTCGAATCCTGGTGTCGCGCTTCGCGCAAGTCGTGAAATGAATGGCGTAGGCCTGGCGCACAGCCACCGGCCTGTCTTCGTCAGATAGGTCACCAATGGCGACCTTGAGGGGGATTGGATTAAGCGGAATAGGTCGCCCGCCGATTGTCTTCGACCAGAGCACCGAGGCCCCGCAGCTCGTGCAGCGCCCGATGTTCATCAGCTGAGCACCCGTGGCGGGAGCAGTTCGCGCGCCGTCTCGTGAGCTGACACAGCGTCAGCAAGAATGAATTCGCAGGGCTGGCCCTGACCGGAGTAGACGACGAATTCCAGCAGGCGAAAACGCCGCGAAGATCTGGGCACCGTGGGCCTGGCGGCTCGCGAGGCTCATGTACGGCTGAAAGTCGATTCGGAACATCACCCCTCCAGCTCCGTGTCCCAATTCCCGTACTCGAGAGCATGCTGGACAAGCGCATGGTCAGCGAGAGCCCGACTCCCGTACGGCCCGAGTCGCTCCGAGCTCGAGTAGGGGTAGGCGTAAAACAGATCGTCCTCGGTTTTCACGATTCCGATGTGGAGGGAGTCGACGATCGGATTCAGCGAGTCGAATAGCCGCCGCATGTTCGCGAGCGCTTGGGCCACCGGAAGGGCGAGCGGAGCCGATCCGCGCGCGGCCTCCCGCTCGAGCTGGCGGATCGTGTCGGCCACTGTGGCCTGGACGAAAGCCGCGGAGACCGGCGGTTGCAGGTCTCTGCAGGTCGAGCATAGACACCCGGGCTCGCGCGTGGGGTCGCCACACTTCGAGCAGGCGCGGGCGGGCGGCTCGTACTCTCTGGACTGGCGGAGCGGGATCACCTTCCGATTGGGGGTGAGCGGGTCGAAGAACTCGGAGCGCTCGCCCGACTCGTCGCCGAAGCTCACAGCGCCCCCGCTTCCACCGCGATGGCTTCTGCGAGGTCCTGGCGGGCCTGGTAGGACTTGCTCTCGGCCGCCTTGATGCGGGCCACGGCTTCGGCCTTGTCGCCGCGCCGGAGCGCATCTCCGGCGGCCATGTAGTCCTGCGCCACCAGATCGAGCCAGTCGCGCGCGCTCTTCAGGAGCGTTTCAGGCGTCTTCACCTCGGGGAGGTGCTGGCCGCCGCAGAATTCGAGCGGAGCCATCACCGGGCCTCCTGGTGGCGGGAATCGCGATCGGCGGACAGAAGCGGCTCGCGGCCAGAGATCAGTTCCTCGGCGTGGTAGCGCGGGCCGAGCAGCGTCTGGGCGTGGCTCGCGGCCGTGATCACCGCATCAGCGACGCCCGGACCATAGCCCGTGGCCAAGACTGCGGTCACGTCCTCCAGGCTCTCGTCGATGGGTTCGCCGTCCGCGTCGCACGGCTCGAAAACCTTGCAGCCGTTGCGGTCAACGTAGGCGCACCACAGCACCTCGCCGGTCGCCCGTTGCACCAAGTAGCTATCGCCCTCGAAGAGCGCCGGCGGCTCGTGGCCGGCCGGGACCGGGAGCGTTACCCACGCTGGCCCGGGAAGATTCTTTCGTGTGGTCATGTCGGATTCCTGTCAGGTGTCAGGACTGGAAAAAGTCAGCTGGTCAGGCGGACTTGCGGATCGGGAAGATGCGGAGCGAAGCGCGGACGAGAGCCGGCTTCTGCTCGGGAGTTTCGCCGCGCGCCCGGATCGGGCGGCTCGGCGGGACGCTGTCACGCTCGACAACGTGGGCGATTCGGATGGCTCCCCCGAACCATGGGATTTCGATCTGGTGGAATTCGCGGGTCATGGGGTTTCGTCTCTCTGTTTCGGGCTGGTCCGCCCGAGGCGAGCAACGGATAGGCGTTGGGAGCACCCGGCCGTTGCACTTCTCGGATTGGCTAGCCTCACCCGAAGCAGTATGCGCATACGACAGGCTACGCGCAAACAGAAAAATGCACACACGCGGCGCTTTAGGCGCAACTATGCGGAATTGCTAGCAACAAAAAGACCGGATGCGCATAATCGCTCATTGGCCAATGCGCAAATGTCCGAGATCCCCACCTCGATCGAGTTGCGCGCCGCCACGATCGCGGTGATCCCGGCCCAGGCGGCCCACCCATAGCCGTCATCCCCGAGCGGCGCCCAGATCGTCCCCGCCTGCAAATCGAACGCGAAAGCTGCGCCCACGGGAAGCGCAGCAACAGCGTAGATCTCGAGCCCGAGCGACCGCGCGGCCTCTCGCCAATCGCGCGACAAGCCCGCCAGTATCCCTCGCAGCACCCTCCGTGCGCTCTTCATCGGACACCGACTGTGACGAGCATGCGTCGGGTTGTCAATGTGCGCGTTGACGTTCTGTGTCCTATCCGCGACGCGCCGATTTCAGGCGACGCACCGATCCTCCACCCGGATCGGGAATGAGCGGCACCGGGTTCGCGTTGAGCGCGGATACGAACGGCGCGAGCTGGATCAGCATCCATGGCTCCACTACAGCCGGATGCGGGGGCATGCTCATACGCCCGATTTGATGCCAGATGCGCTCGTCGTACATGTTGTGCAGCTTCGCTCGCGCTTCGGCGAGCGCAGCGTCGAAGCCTGGGAGGTCCTGCCAGGTCACAACTGACTGAGCGATCCCGAGCGACGAACTCACGTCCATCCCAAGCGCGGCGAAGATCACTGAGGCGGATTGCAGCGATGCGCCCAGCTTCCCGCTCGCGATGCGGTTGAGCCAGGACTGCTCCTTGTGAATCGCGCGCGCCGCTTCGGACGCATTGCCTTTGTGCAATGCGATCAATTGCTTGGCCGCTTCCTGCACGCGGCGGTTCTGTTCTTTGGTGAGCGGGGCTGGCACGAGTTGGAGAGTATTCGTTTGAAGGGCGGTTTCTAGGGTAATTTATCCGCCAGAATCTTGCGCATAGACGCTGTGGCGAATTTACCTTGCACCATGCGCATAGGCACGCTAGGTTTCGGTCCGAGTCATGGCGCCGGAACAACTTGCACAGTGGATCGCTGAAAAGGGCCTCAGCCAGGCGGAGTTCGCTCGGCGCTTGAGCCGCGCAAGCCGGAAGATCCACGTCGATCAAACCGAAGTGAGTCGCTGGCTGCGCAAAAAGCGCTTCCCGAACGCCGACGAGATGGCGGCCATCGAGAAGGTGACCGGCGTTTTGCGGTCGGCGTGGCCGCAGCCAACCGAGCGCCCGAGCTGGAGCGAATGATCCCATGACCTCCAAGCGTAACGCACAACATGACGCCGCGTTCATGGCGCGTCTGGCGAAAGCCCATGAAGAAATTCATGCTGCATTTTTGCGCGCGCTGGATGAGCGGGATTGTTCGCAGGCGATGGCTGCTCGGGGGATGGGGCTGCACGTCGATTCGGTTCGCAACTACGTGCACGGCCGCACCCCGGTCGATGCGGCTCGCGTGCTCGCGCATCCGCGCCTTCGGAAAGCGTTTCGCCGCGCACTCTGCAGCGAGCACCATGACGAGCCGGCTGCATATGTAGCTCGGAAGGGTCGGCGGTAGGACCATGAGCATCAAGCTTGCGTCGACAGCAAACTCCGCAAGGACGGAATTGTCCGCTCGGCTGCGGCGAGCCATGTGTTCGCTCGGATTGACGCAGTCCGAAGCGGGGCGGCGCGTCGGGGTCGATGCGCGTCAGGTCCGACGGTGGCTCAATGGGAGCGCCTCCATTGCGACACTCGATCTCGTCCTCAAGCTCGAAGATGAGCAGGCGCGGAAGGTCGCATGACAATGCCCGCCCCAGGCCGTCCCCCGGCAAACAAGGTGAAGTGGTTCGTTTGGCTGAAGCGAGACCCGAAGATCTTCGCCGAAGTCGAAGAGCAATTTTGGATGGACGCCCGTGTACTCGGCGCCTGCGACATCAGCTCGCGCACGGGCCAGCCCATCTTCTTCGATGAGCTCGAAGCCGCGCCTGCGAATTCAAACCTCGTTCATCTCGAGGTCGAGCGGATGCGACGTGGCTTTGCTGAAGCAAGAGCCTGCGATTCGGTAACGAGTTTCTGGCGCACGGATCGGTTTCCGCGCGCGCTGAGTTCAGAGGTTGGAGGGTGCTTGTCCGAAAAAAGCTACATTCGAGTCACGTGCTGGGGTCGCCGCAGCTACGAGCTCTCGGGCTGTAAAGCCAACACTGCGGCGCTCGCGATCGGCGCAGTCATCGCTCTCGCGGCTCTGAAGGGCTGGCGCTAGATGGCCAGCGTCCCCCCTCTCGTCCTCAAGATCGCGCCTTCGGTTTCGAGGCTCGTGCGCTCCGAGTCCCGCGCTTTGCTACAGCACCACCAGCGCCTGATGGCTGCGGTCCGGACGCCTGGGAAGGCGGGGCGTGAGGCTTTGGAGGAGGAGGCTTTGGCCATTTTCTCCCGGGCTTCTTCGATCCTTGGGAGGCTCGAGCTCGAGGCGGTTCCGCAAAAGGCAAAGCGGTCTGTTTCTCGTCAGCCGGCGTATCGCTCACCCCGAAAGGGCTCGGCCCGTGACCGGTAATCAGCCATACGAGGTCGCAGCGGAGCGCCTTCGCGAAGTCGACGACGGTGTCGACGCTGATCGCTCGCCCGCGCGTCCCGCTTTCGATGGCGCTCACCGAGCCCCGCGCGTGACCGGCGCGGAACCCGAGATCGTCTTGGGTCATTCCGCGGGCCTCGCGAACGATGCGAATCCGGGCCGCGATCATGCGGGAGAGTTTCGAGTAGCGGGGCGTCTTGTACCCGACTCCTTTCCTGGCTTTAAGATTTTGACCGAGTGTGAGTGATACGTCTCTAGGCATGCGCAAAGTCTGCACACGCTGACACCTGACAGGAAACTAGACAGTTGAGCAGTAGAAGGACGATTTTAACGTGAGTATTCCAGAAACAGAGACCAAAACCGCCACGATCACGGTGTTCGTGTGCGGCCGCAAGCGCGGCCCGGGCGGAGCCTGCGAGTCGTGTGGGCGCTCGGCCGCTGCCACCTGTCAGCATCCGGTGAACCGCCGTGGTGCGGAGCCCGGTGTTTGCGGTCGCCGGGCGTGCAAGGGCTGCGCGGTCGAGATTGATGGGGTCGTGCGGTGTCCGGCGCATGCGCGGATGCTGGGAGCGAAGGCGTGATGGCGAAGATCATGACTGTCGCCGTAGCCCTCTGCGTCATCGGCGTTTGCCTCGCGACGGGCTGCGCTGACGACTACGCGGCGGTGCGCACGCTGCGTGATTCCGGTTTCACCGACATTCAGACGACCGGCTATAGCTGGTTCGAATGCGGCGAAGACGATACAACGCACACCGGATTCCGTGCGACTAACCCCGCGGGGTTAGTCGTTGAAGGGACCGTTTGCTGTGGACTGGTTTTCAAGGGTTGCACGGTGAGATTTTGAAAAACTCGACTGGCGCAACTGCAATGAGCCGTCACCAGCTATCCGCCGTCTACGTCTTGGTGCTTCGGCGGGAAGAACAGAGGGCTTCGTGATCAAAACCAAAACCAAACCAGTCAAACGCGCGGCGAAGAAACCGGGTGCGCGCAAGTCGCCCGCCGCAAAGCCAGAGACCGTACTCGTTCTCCGAACCTGCGCCTCCGACCGCTCCGCTCATGGTGGCTTCGTCTGGCCTGAGTCTGGCCCGGTGTCGTGCTCCGATTGGGACCCGCGTCCAGTCTGCGGCTTCGGGCTTCACGGTCTGCTTTGGGGCTGCGGTAATGGCGGACTGCTCGCGGTCGGTGACGCGGACGCGAAGTGGCTCGTAGTGGAGGTCATCGCCAGCGAGATCGTCTCGCTCGACGGCGGCGAAAAGGTCAAGTTCCCGCGCGGCGTCGTGGTGTTTTGCGGAGATCGCAAAGGTGCGACTGACTACATTTACTCCAGGAAGCCTGGCGCGGTCGTTGGCGTTTCCGTGGATGCTGGGCCGAACGGATCTGCGCTCGGCGGCGACGCCTCGACGGTCACCGGCGGCTACGCCTCGACGGTCACCGGCGGCTACGCCTCGACGGTCACCGGCGGCGACGCCTCGACGGTCACCGGCGGCGCACGCGCAAAGGTCACCGGCGGCGCACGCGCAAAGGTCACCGGCGGCGACGCCTCGACGGTCACCGGCGGCGACGCCTCGACGGTCACCGGCGGCGCACGCGCAAAGGTCACCGGCGGCTACGCCTCGACGGTCACCGGCGGCTACGCCTCGACGGTCACCGGCGGCGACGCCTCGACGGTCACCGGCGGCTACGCCTCGACGGTCACCGGCGGCGACGCCTCGACGGTCACCGGCGGCGACGCCTCGATCTTGTGTCTGAAGCACTGGGATGGTCGCCGCTGGCGGATGCTGATCGGCTATGTCGGCGAGGACGGGATCGAGTCGGGGAAGCCGTACCGGGTGAACAAAGATGGCAAGATCGTGCCAGCGGAGGCGAAGTGAAAGCAAAAACGGTTACCGGTTTCGAGGTGCGCGGCGGGAAAGTACAAGCGCACACGCTCTACGCAACGCGGAAGGATGCAGCGCGTCACCTCGAGTCATTCAAGGGGCTCCGCGGCTTCAGTGTGCGCTACGGGCGCGTCGTCGAGACGCTGACCACCAAGAAGCGCGTGAAGAATCACCACCAAGAGATCGGCGGCGAAGGGCGCTCCTGGGAGGATTGGGTAGCTCCACTCGCCACGCGGCGCGAGGCTGAGCGTATTCTGTTCAACGACCTGCGTCGGAAGGTGGCAGCGCGCCGTGCTGACCTGCGCGATGCGGAGCGGGCTCTAGCGAAGGCGGGAAAGCCGTGATCCCCGAAGCCAGGACCCTACTCCTCGCCTGCAGCATCCTATTCGCCTT